ATCTACAACATACTCCAATTCTTCCTCTGCCGGAAATTGAAATACTCCGCTCAAACCCATAGTGAGTTTTTCGTCAATATTTTCGTCAATTCCATCTGGCGGTGTCTGCCCCATCTTTACAAGGCTGTGACACATATAGGTATATCTCAATTCTTCCATGGCTTTCTTTGCTTTTTCTTCGGTGGAGTATTTAGCAATAACAATGTCACTGACAAGATCATCTATCCCTGTAAGGTTCTTGTTCAAAAAATAGATTTCTCCATTAAACCTCTGAATAACTACTTGCTCATACGGAATATCAAGTGCTCCGTCCTGCGATATAACTCCCTAATCTTTCATAAAGTCCGGTACATTCTCGTCATTCTCAACGACTTTCTCAGGCTCGACTGCTGCACCGTCGGTCGCTTCGGATTCTGCTACAACAAACGGCTCTGAATTGGCGTTTTCGGAAATTTCTTCCTGCGTCTGCTGATAAGTTTCATCCATCTGCATAAGTGACTGTGTAGCCATAGCGTTAAGGTCTTTCGGATGCTTCTTGATTGCATTATTACGCATCTTGCGAATAATCATAGCTTCGGAAGTTTCTCTCCACGCCGCGCTCATATAAGGTCTTGCCACTTCACAAGCAAGCATTTCTTCCAATGTCTTGCATCCGAGAAGTGCACTGATAATCTCGTCCTTTTTAGCCTTAATTTCAGCCTTTTGCTTGTCGGTTGCCTTGCGCTTATTCTCGCAAATTCCAAACGTTTCATTCAAAAGATTGTTGCGCACATGAGCCAAAAGGTTTCCTTTCACGCCTTCACGTTCCGCAATCATGTATTCAATCTTTCCACCGTCCATCTCGACTGGATAAACTACACGGATTACTTTCTGCGACAATCCTTTTTCTTCCCACTCCGGCGGCGTAACTTCAACACCTCTGTGCTTCGGATATGTAAATTCATCCCCTTCTTTCACAAGCCATACCGGATAGACCTTTTTAACACCAACACCGAAATTACGGAGAAGTGCATCGTTTCCGTCTCCCTCAATACCCATTTCAACCTCTTTATACCAATTTCCATTGGCATCCTGCTTATTTCTCAACTGGAAGTAGCACTCCCTCGGCACTGCATTGGCATTAAGTTGAAGGCTTGATACCTGTCCAATAATCTGTCTCAAATTAGATCCATTCAAGTTACTCATAGCGGCTTTGCTAGATGTAACAAGGTTGTAAATAGCACTCATAGATGCCATGACACACTGCTTGGAATAATCATTAAGCACAAGCCCATGCTCTGCAAAGTCACGTTCCATAAGCCCTATGTACTGGTTCGTATAATAGGAAAGTTGTGTATTCATTTCCTGTTTTCCCTGCGTAGATACTGCCGTATTTTCTGCCATAATTATTTATCCTCCATTCCACTTAAAAAAGCTTGAAGAGCTTCTGCCACGCGTCTTTTTGCCCTTTTCTTAATATTTCTTTACCATCCTCGGACAGCTCCTCTTCACTTACTCTCTGTAAAACAAGGTTGTATTTCTCCTCTCCAAGAACTCTCCTTAATACTACTAAAAGAGTTTCAAATTCAGCCATGATAACCGGCTCTCTTCCGTCTACTTCTATTGTTCCAAAATCTGATTTAATCATATCTATTCCTCGCTTTCTTAAATCTCATTAAATTTCTGCACCGCATGCAATTCGTTCGGAGTCTTTGCATACACATTGCCGTCAACTACCACAAGGTAATCAGCACCCTCTTTTTTAAGTTCCACCTTGCATGACTTACTGTTTACATAAAATCTCTTTGTTTTGATAACCATATCTATTCCTCGCTTTCTTCAAATTCTTTTAACTGCTCCGCTAACTTCTTGCACTCTTCCGCAACGTATTCTTCGGTGCGAATAACATCGCCATCATAATGACACTGATTTTGAATATCTAAAATTCTTTCAAGTTCATCCCTGCGTTTCGGAAACTGCTTGATTGCATACTCGTAATCCGGTCTATCTCCTGCATGACCGCAATCAAATCCGAACCACCACAAATCACTCTCGATTGGATAACTTGAATGCTCTCCACCGCCTGCATATGTAATGCCACCGTGACACTGAAAATATGCTTCAATTCGGATTCTTTCATCTTCATCCAGGCAAGCACCAAGCAAAGGAAAAATTCCGCTTACTTCTCTGTCCCCGACATCGGCTTTCTTGATTTCAAGGTAACCACTGTAATCCTTTCCGTATAACGGATGATTCTTTGGAATGCCGACATAACCGCATCTGTGCCCGATACTTCCAAATATGACAACACATTTGTAGCCTGCGTGTTCAAACTCACGCTCGACAATGTACCGTTTTTCCGGCGCTTCATATTTCTTCACAACCGCCATCTTATCAGCACCGTAGGTTTCTACCCACTTCATATCAACTGATTTGTCAGTAACCGTCAACTTTGCACCTTTGGCATTTACAACCGTGTCACCGGCTTTTACATTATCCTCGGTGCGATACACGTAGCTTCTTGTGCTGTTTGGGAATTTCGCTTTGATATACTGCATTTATCATTCCTCCTCAATTTTCAAACCAAATGGAACGTTTCCATTAACAATAGATTGCCAATGTGTAATAACATTTGGACTAGCACTTGGATTGCATGGTTCCGTTGGAGCAAACATAAATCCGCTCTCCTGTTTCTCGGTTTCTTCATCCCATTCTTTCTCGGTTCCAAAGCCAAGATGCTCATAGAATTTTGGATTGTCCTCATATGTCGGGTATTCCGGATGCTGTTTCTGCCATTCCACAACGTCTACTTTAAACTTCTCCATATCAACAACCCATTTATCATGGGCAACCTTCCATTTTTCCACTTTATCGTTATTCTGGTTAATTTTGTTTTGAGCTTCTTTCTTGACAGATTCCCAAATTTCACTACTTATAGATATAAAAGAAGCTTTATACTGCGGATAAAGAATATTGTCATAATCAAGAATTTTCAACCCTGTCTTATTGTTCTGAAAGTTCCATTCTCTAATAACCTTCCACATAATGCATCCTGCTTGAAATCCGGTAATTCCACCTGTCGGAGAATTGTCAACCGCGTACATGGCTGCTATTCCTGCTGCCGCAACTGCGTGGCAAATAGTTCCATAATCATGCGAATAGTCTTCTGTTAAATGCCTTACAAATTCCGGAAGTGTTTCCACAGTCTGTTTTTTCGCTTCTTTGTACCATTCATTCTGGATTTTCATTTCCTCGGTAATCTGCTGTTTCATCTTCTAAACCCTCTCTTTCCTTTATTTCTCGCGTCTTTTTCGCAATACGGAAGAGAACAATGTCCGGCTCTTCCCCAGAACCCCTTACTTGCACTCTTCCAACGCTTGCATGACATGCACCGTGCATCCGGTTGTGTGATGTTGTTCTTTGTACCTACTCTCGACATTCGGCATCCTCGCTTTCTTTAAGTTCATCAAATATCCAAAAGTGTTCTTTATCGTGAATACAGTTATAATCAAACCACTGCTCACAACTTATACTGTTCTGATGAAATCCAACCGCAATACAATTCGGTTCTTCATACAAACTTTCAAGTACATCTGCCTGCTCATTAAGATTTGTATTTCCCTCAAACTTACGGAAAGCATCAATAACTTTGGGAATATCTTCTTTCTTAACAAGATATTTATCGAATGTGGTAAACAGGACGATTTTTTCATCATACGTGACAGATTTATCATCCACAAGATTCCAAATAGCTTTCATCTGCCCCATGTCAAATATTGATGCCCCATGACCACAATACTTTTTCCCTAAAATGTCCCACACTCGCATTGAACCACGCCATGCGTTACTTACCTCTCCAAAACTTTCAGAATCTCCATTTTTATCAAACTTAAAAATCTCAATGTAACTCATTCTACACGCCCTCGCTTTCTTCATTTTCTATTGGCATATCCAATGTGACCGCAACATCTCTGATAAACTCGTCAGGAATATAGATTCCTGCCTGTACGCATATCGCATACTGCACCTTTGCAATGCTTGTAATATCAGAACCTTGCTTTTCCATTGTCTTTGTCAGAACCTTAAGCAAATTAGCCACACCACCATGTGACTGCGGTGTTTTCCTTGCTGACATACTCCGAATCTCTTGAATATCCGCTTTCATATTTTCCATGAATTTATTTCTCCTATCATCGAACCATTTTTCAAATACATTCCACAGTTCTAAGAAACAGTCCGTTTTAAGTATTGCATCTTCGATGCTAGTGTATCTTTTCGAGAGAAACAGGCTTATTATCTGCCTTGCGCGCTTTTCAAAATATAATTCACAACTAGCTCTCAAAAAGTACCGATACCCAAAACCGCATCTACCATTAAACCAAGAAAACGAGTACCATGTGTTGCCTTGAAAATATGTATCGTATTTCGTATCCCACTTGGTAAACATTGGTTCTTCGCCCTTTCTATGCACCAAACGCTTAACGCATTTCTTATGGAATACTTCTTCGCACATAGCTTTGAATGTTCCCATGCAGAACCTTTCAGTCCCAAGGTCAAGCGGTTCTCCTGCTTTCATGTATTTGTCAATAATTTCGATTGCCTTTGCATTTATTGGATAGTCCATATCACATAGCTTCAACTTTCAACTGTTTGTCCTCGGAAACTGTCAGAAGAATCAACTGTGTATCAACAGCCGGTACATATTCATCATTGATACTTTCTGCACCATCAAGGAAAATCGGAACATACATATTAAAGAACTTCTGAAAACTGTTGCAAATATCAATCTTCGCTTCAATTTCCCTGCCAGTGTTAGTCGTGTCACCGAACACCTTATAAATGCCGGTTTCTTCATCAAGTACCGTAGGAATACAAACTTCCTTATATTCTCCGTTTTTCTGGAAATCGAACAACTTCCAACGTACAATACCGAAATGCTGATTGATTTCTTCAACAAGTAACTTATTCTTTCGTTTTGAAACTTCTTTGAGCTGATAAAGAATCCTCTCGGCATCTGCCTTTGCTTGTCCATACTCGTTCTGTTTATGTTGCATATCTGCAATCTTGTCATCAATTTGAACATTGTTTTCAGCCTGTGCAATAATCTTATTTACTTCATCAAGCTGGCTCTGCAGATCTGCTTTCTCGACTTTCAAATCAGTAACAATCTTGTCCGCACCATCAGATTCCAGCTTTTCAATATCGGCGAGAACCTTGTCACGCTCTGCTTTCAGTTTCACATAATCTTCATTCTGCGTGTAATCAGCTTCGCTCGGGATCTCGGATAACTGCTTCGAAAGTTCTTCTTTCTTTGCAATGGCATCCTGTTCCTGTTTCTTTAAAGCGTCAATTTCTGTATTCAGATCAGCATTTTTCTTTGTAAGTTCGGTAATAAGTTCTTTCTTCTCGGTGCCAATAGTATTCAACCGATTCAGTTCAACCTTTTTGTCAGTGTCAAACTTAAATCTTTTTGCTTTCAGTTTTTCTTCTGCATCCGCCTTGGCTTTTTCTTTCCGGCTTTCAAAATCAGCCTTTAACTGCTCGATTTTATCTTCTGGCAACTTCTGACCGCACAGTGAACAAACAGTGCTATTTTCATCAAATACCCACTTGGATTCGTCAAACAGGTAAGGCGCTTCATCAAATGCCTTGGCATATTCTGCATTGTACTTTTCTCCAATTTTCTTCCGTTCTGCATCCGCATCTGTGATAGCCTTTTCATTACCGACAATCTTATTTTCTTTCAAAGAAATCGTCTGCTCCAGATGTTTTAATTCATCTTTGCAACCGCACAGATCAGCATCAATTTCGTATCTACGATTGGATAATTCGCGGTTCATCGTCTGTGTAATTCCGGATATATCAAGTTGTAACCGCATTTCCTTATCGCGCAATTCGTCAAGCGAATGATCGGCACCGGCAATCTTCTTATCGCATTCAGCGATTCTTCTTGTCAGATCAGCCTTGGCAAGTTCCTGCTCTGCCACATCTACATCAACTTTTGCTTTCTCCAGACCGATAATCTGATTAGGAATCGCATCTAACTGTTCAACTGCTTTCTTCTTGGAAGCGTTATTCATGGCTTCAATTTCCTCGAATTTATAAGATTCAAGTAGTTTTGCAACATCCGCAGTTTCTTTATTCATTTGCGCAATCTCTAAATCTGTTTTTGCACTTGCCATAGCGAATAAGGATTTTCTCATTTCATCCTGTTTTTTCTTCAACGACAAATCCTTAGTGAACACATTCGGGTGCGAACAAATGAGGAATTTATCAAACTCAAACCCTAATTCTTCCAGATATGCCTTAAAATCACGTTCTGTCTTAGGCACAGAATTGATCTCATATGTATTTGTGATAGTAACTTTCGAAACTCCATTTTTATCCGGTTTTCCAACTTTTCGCTTCTGCATCTTGGAAAGAGTGATTTCTTTTCCACCTACATCGACAGTTGCAGTAACGGTTGGAATGCAATCTTCTATATTGTCCGGTCTGATATTTGGATTGCTGACAAGTTCATAGTTCTTATCAGACGTCAGCCAGTACCATGCCGCCCCGATTGTGGTCTTTCCTCTCCGGTTCATGCCGGAAACCCTTGTTGTCTTGCCAAATTCGTATGTCTTATCCTTTACCCCCTTGAAATTTTCAAGTCGCAACGATTTTAAAATCATTCGCATTATTCTACACCCCCACGATTCCTTTTATTGACAACTCATATGTGACTTTTTCCACAACGCGACCATCTTTACACGTTTTCTGATATCTCCGGCTCTGTAATCTGCCGTATGTGCTTACCTTATCACCTAAAGCAAGTGAGTCCGTATACTCTGCACACTTTCCCCATGTAATGCAAGTAATTAAATCCTCTTTTCCATTTTCTCTTAAGGTTTTGAGTTTCACATCACAGATTTTACGACTAAGTGGTGTTTCTCTAAGCTGCTTTTCCTCGATAATTCCATCAAGGCTTACTTCATTCAAAGGGCTATCATCATCTGGTTTTGTGATTGTATCCGCCATAACATACATAAGAATGGCTTTCCCAGACCCTGTTTTTACGTGCCGGGTAATTATCTTTCCCTCGACACATACCGTTCCGCTGATTCCTGCATCGCTGATTTCTTCACTAAACAGTACCGGAAGTATATCTGCGACACCGCTTCTTCTTTCAACTCCGATAAAAAATTTATAAAAAATCTTACCGCTTGATTTATGGCTTTCCCTTGGTGCTGATACAACATCACCGATCAGTGTTATTTTGTTCTCCATTGCTTCTCCTTTCCATTTCTCTATCAAGAACCTTTTCAAAATTTTCTTTATCATTCTGTTTCTTTCGTTTCCCTGCCAAAAGTTCAGCAAGCATACGCTTTTCTTTCGTGGAACATCTTGTGCCACTTATATACACAACGTCTACCATGCATCCTCTCTCATTCTGCGATTTCTCTTAATTCGCTTGTCAAGTTCAGCTCTCTTTCGGTCTACTTCCGACCAGTAATACATGATTGCCGCAATTACCGCACCGGCTACAAATTTAATAGCCGCCATATTCCCGGACGCGCCCTCACTATCCATATAGCACGCGGCAACCAAGGAATACTCCATTGCCACCGCACCTATGATGAATTGGATTACTTTTTTCATCTGATTTCCCCTTTCGTGCTATATAATAAGGAAACAACTCATTCATTATGTGCATTCGCGCATGAAATCTGTTCCTGCAAGAACACTGGTGCTGTATAGCAATCAATAAACTCATGTGCATCTGCGATATACTTTCGCTTGATGCTTTTGTATGATGCCACACAACCATATTCGCGCTTAAGCTGACTGTAAATATCCGAATACACTGAACTTCTGATGCTTCTATCTCTGTATGATTCACTCTGCTTTCCACCAAGAATATCAACGCCCCTGCGCTTAACGTGCTTCTGAATCTCGTCAATCTCGCATCCATACAAAGGCATATCGTTTTCAAGGCTATCGATTTTATCTTCTACCTTTTCAACACGACCGCTCAATTCCTCGTTTCCCTGTGCAAGTAACTGAATCTTTTCTGCCGTTGTCATAGGCTTTCCGTAACTTCCGGTCTTTCGGATGGATGGAAGAACTTCTCCGGTTATCCATTTACGGAACTTCTTGGCATTCGGCTTGTCGCTGCGGAGAATAACCGCGTATAGACCAGACTCGGTAACGAAGTTTGTTTCTCCTTGACGCCCTAGATTTAATCTAGTGCGTTCGTCATCATCAAGCCTTTTAGCAACATCTGTTGCATTTTTAATGTCCAATGCCTTGCAAACATCAGCCAAGCAAAACATCGGCTCGCTATTTAATACTACCGTTCGGACTTCTCCAAACTCTTCCGAATTAAAAATCTGTAATTCGTTCATAAATCTCCTTTCTGTGGTATAATTCCCTTATCATCAAATAAGGGAGGTGATACAATTTGAAATACTTTTTGTTTTGCGATTTTTCTACAATATCCTGCGACCGAGAAAAGATGGCAGAGATATTAACTGAAAACGATATAACGTTCGCAAATATCAATAATTTTTGTTGGGAACTAAAAGTTCCGGATAAGTTTGGAATTCCAATCTGCGACACGACCGCAGAATCTATTCACTGTCTGTTTTATCAGTACACTCACAAGAACTCTCTTCTTCTTGTGGTAAAAGCAAATGAATATTTTCCAAACGGAGATTAGGATATAATCTCTTTGTTTCTTCATATACGGTTTTGGTTTTCAGCCATTTCCGCATATGGAGAACCTGTTCCATGACATCCATATCGTGAATATCCACTTTGTTTAAAATCTTCTGCAATTCCTTTTCCATTCCATTGAAATAGGAAACCGGAACAACAACCAAATCATTCACGGATTTAATTTCTTTCATGTCCTCACTCGCTTCCTTTCTTTTATAATCCAATTTAATTGGATGTATCTGGCACAAAAATAAAATCCATCGGAATACCAGACAATTTGCTCATGGTTTTCAACTGTGATAAGCTAGGCTCTGTTTTGCCCTTTTCCCAATTGACAACGGTTGCATTAGATACACCAAGCATTTCAGCCCATTCCTTTTGTGTCATTTTCGCATTTACGCGAACTGCTTCTAATGAAATTCTAGGCATCTTTTTCTCTCCTTTCATATTTGATGGTTTAATCATAATCCAATTATTTTGGATTGTCAACACTAAAATTCAAATTTATTGGATTTAATATTGAATTTTTTATTTTATTGGTTTATAATACAGTTAGAAAGGAGGGCAGAAGAAATGGATAACGAAAATCAATTTAACGAAATGGATGTAGACGATATCCAAAAAGAAGTGTTTGCTGAAAATTTAAGATACTATATTGAATTAAATCAAAAACAGCAAATAGATGTCGCAAAAGACTTAGGTATTAACCCAACGACTCTAAGTATGTGGTGCACCGGAAAATCATTTCCAAGGTCAGGAAAGCTTCAGGCATTGGCTGATTATTTCAAAATCGGAAAATCAGATTTAATAGACCCACGCATAAATAAATCTGTTGACGAAGAATTTTCAAGTGTTGTATTAAATATTGGAATGAATGATGAACGTTTCAAAAAAATTATTATTGAATATAGCAGATTGCCAGTAAGCAAAAAAGAATTGTTATGTGAATTTTTCGAAAAATTTATATTCTAAAAGAAAGCAGGGTTCAATGCCCTGCTTTTTCTTCTTTTAAACCAGCTTTTACAAATCCATGCAAAATTTTTAACATCTTATAGTCTTCAATTTCTTTTATCATAGTTATAATTTCTTCTTTATAAGTCTCTTCTGTTTTTACTTCTCCCGACATAAAAAACCTCCAATCATAAACTATTATGTACCAACAAAGTAATTATGGAACGTGTGTTCGGCATAGTCAATCCCCAATTATGGGCGGAGCCATGCCAAACCCCACCCATGCCAGAACTTGAAGTGTCCTTTCGGACAAGTCCATAGTATCACTGTAATATGCATGATTTCAATATTTTTCGGTCGCAAGTTTCGACAGGAAATGTCATTGCAGAGAAGCGGAAAGCTGTTTCTCGATCTCTTCTTGCACTTTTGCGCACCAACGCATCGGCACTTCATCAATCGTCATTTTCTTGTCTACCAGAATAAGTCTCACGTAGAATTTAACCATATCCTACACCTCACTTTCTGCGGCAATGCTTGCCAGTTCTTCGATTGCTTCTGCATTTGCTTCATGCCCTGCTTTAAGCTCATCAATTGCTTTCTCCATCTCCGTCTTTGTGCGAAGACTTACGGTCACAGTGTATGTACCATCCTCTGCGCCATCCTCTCCCATGTTCGGCATATATGAGAATCCTTCATACATAAGATTCTCATACTCTCCAGAAGTCTGATCATTGTGTGTAAATGTGACCTTTGAGATATTCTCCGATGAAAAGGCATCTGTGATTGTCTTGATTCCGTCAAAGTCTTTCGACTGAATCTGAATATTGCCGAGACTCGCTCCTTCAGCAATCTCGAACTCTGTTTTGTTTTTCAAAATAATTTTGTCCATAATTTTTATTCCTTTCTATGTGTAAATTTACGAGTTACTAAACTTATTTAAACGGCAGTTTAAACAACTAATATAGTGGTATTAAACAAGTTTTGAGGTTTAATCCATTCCACGTAACTTTAAAGGTCGTATTTTCGAGACTAGTAGATGAAAAGCTAATACTGTTATCACCTTTAAGAGTGTCACTAATTTTTGTGTATTGAAAAAGATAGGTCGTAGAATTGATAAAATATATTGCTGCGCCTAATATTCCTTCTTGTTTGATAACAATAAACGCAACGCCTCTATATTGGATAGTTATACCCTTACCAGAAACAGGGTATATAATTCTACCAATTTTATTATTTAAACTGCCGTTTAAATCACTTATCTGCTTTGCAAGTGATCCATCAATATTCGGGTTCGCCTGCCGTGCATCAAGTGCGAAGCCTTCCACTGTAGTGATCTGATTATTCGCCACATTCGCCGCCGGAAACGCTCCATTGATGGCATCCTTTAAGGTATCTGCCAACTTTATGACGTTTTTCGCTTCATCTAATGTAATTGTGGTTCCATCCAAGTTAATGCTAAGCGTTCCACTCTCATCTACGCTCATGCTTTTTCCGTCCGGCTTTACAACTCCGGCATCCTCTGTTGTTGCAATCGCACTAGCACCGCCCACGATAGACTTAGACCAATATTCCGTATTGCTTGTTGCCGTTCCTACCGGAACTTCTTTTTTCGCAAAATACAATGTGTTATTATAAGTTACTGCATCCAATCTCTTATATGTAGCATCTGCGCTCCACTCGCCTTTAGGCACGATTGCTACTCTACCTGCCACTGCCATATTAAGCCACCTCCCAATTCAAATTTCCGTTATTATCAACGGTAAAGTTATATGCCGCATTGTCCGTGTAAATCAACTCCCCATCCTCATTCACATCAAATTCTGTCATTGTGAGTTTCTTGTTAATCTCGTTTTCGATTCCCTGCGCTCGGTCTGCGCTGTCCTTGGCATCTGTGGCAGATTTTGCCGCGTTGGTTTCGGACACCCCTGCGCTTTTGGCAGATGCTACCGCCTTGGCAGATTCCACTTTAATATCTGCAAGATAATCTGGGCGCAGATGCTTTTCTTGGATACTTCCCTCTTTCACGATTGCGGACACCTTACCGTCACTGCTAATTTCAAATGCAATGGTATTGCTATCTATAAATTCATACTGCGTGATCAGAGCGGACAAATCAACATTCTGCGTTGTGCCATCGTCCAGCGTGATAATCAACTGCTGCGACTGCGGATCATATGTAAAGTTTACGGCCAGCTTTTCCAACTTAGTATCAATGACTGCTTTGGAACCGTTCATTTTCACAACAGTGATCGTTCCCTTGGATTCATCCCACAGAATTTCTTTCACAAGCTCATTTGCCTTTGCCAAATCAACCTTAGACGCATCCATAGCAACCACACGATCATCCAGATTGTCAATTGCCAAGTCCATCTTGTTAAGATTAGATTCATTTACCGCTGTTTTTTCGCTGGGAAGATTCTCCCAATTGATGCGGCTATATATTTTCTGCATGGCTCACACTCCTTTCTAACGCTGATAATCTTTGTTCAAAATCACTACATCTGTTCTGCAATTTCTGTATCATGGCAGTATTTAAAGCAATAAATTCTTGGTAGCACAATGTATACATATCATTTGCTCCACCATTCTGTTTTAAGAATTTTTCCCATTCCTCATTAGATTCAAAATCTTTTTCGGAGAATACCGCATGTTCCAGTCCGTAAAACTCATTTTCAGATATGTCACAATCCGTCATTGCCTGTTCGACATCCTGTGCAACAAATCCCATGTGCATTTTCTCATCATTTTCTATGAGCCGATATTCCATCGGTTGCAGCAACTCAAAAAATCTCTCAAACCGATCATCCTCTAACAGTTTTCGAAAATCCTTTTTCTTTCTGCCATCAGACGTTGTTTTCCAACCACCGGAAGAATACCCTCCGGCAAATGGATTGGGGTTAGTTCCACAGTACACAGAACTAGAACTTGGGATTAAATTTCCGTTGTCTGAAATTCGTACATAATCGGATAGTCCAATACCTTGCAAATAATGCGCGGTTGATGCCATTATACACTGCCTTGCACTTTCTGCAGTTGTTGCAGAGTCTGCGGTTGTCGCATGATCAGCCGTACTTGCATGATCCCCTATGGCTTCCCCATTTTGATCTGTTACAGAGTTTAGGTCAATGCGTATGTTTTGCAGCATTGGCCTTCCTCTTGCATCGAGTCCAATAATTACAATGTCATCGCCAAGAGACGTTGCAATAAAATTCAGAGAATCAATAATTGACACTCGTCCATTCCCGTCAAGCTGGAAGTTATTACTTTCAATTATGAGCCTGTTTCCACGAAGCATAATCTGGTCAGCGCTTGCATTGATCATCGAAATAACTTGATCGTTCTCATCTCTGCCTAACTTTAATTCCAAGGACGCATCCAATTCGCCTTCTGCTTTTTGTGCTCGATTGACTTCTGCGGAAATGCTCTTTGCGGTCTGCTCAAATTTAGAGCTTGTCTGTTGCTCCAAATCCTCGTATGTTGATAACAGATGGTCTGCGTTCCTCTCTAGCTTTCCGGTACGTCTTTCAACGCTTTCAATCGTGTCTCTGATAGAATTAACCTTTGCAGAGTGTGTCTGCGTGCCCTGTGCCGAAATCGAATCTCTCTTGCTTTGCACTCCGGTTAGGGTGCGTTGCAATAGATACGTTTCGACAATTTCTCTTGTGGTATTGAACCGGATTGGTTCGCCAAGCGTCAGACATGGGTTTCCGACACAAGTGCAACTTTTAATCGGTGTATATACCGCCTGTTTCATAATCGGCAATAGGTTATTTGCAATCTGCGCAAGTTCCGCTCCGGTCTTGTCCGATACAAGAAAATTTCCTGTAATCGAATAGTTGTTTCCGGCAGTTCCAACAATAGCACCGGCATTATCTTCACTTGTCTTGATTTCAAGCTGTGTAATTGCCTGTGACTGGAAATCCTCATAATCAAACGTGATATAATGCCCGGTCATGGATTCTGTATTTGCATCAGACGGAAATAAATTGTCTGCCGGAAATAAATCCTCTGCCGGATAAAGTGCGCTTGTGATTGCTTTCAGAAAGACATACTCAAACTTTCCCTCTCGGTTGATATTACCAAAGCATCCGTTAATCTCACAGATTGCCGTTACAACCGTTTTCCCACTGATAGCGGATTCTTCTGTTACCGCGCTTGAATCGTCCGTCTGTGCGGCCACAATCGTCTTATTGACCGTCATAGAATCATTGACAAGGCTTGTTTCAACTTGTGCAATTCCAAGATGTGCAAAGAAGCTATCGCGGAACTGCTTAAGTGTCATTGGAAAGCTAAGTCCTGCATACCAAGACTTTACATCCGTATTGATAATGTCATACATAGCGTCATATGCCGTAATCTGCCGTTTTGTTCGGTCAGCCGTAGGAACATCGGATGCAACCTTAAAAAATCCATATGGCATCGGATTTTCGCTATCTCCGTCAACCGTTTCTTCGATAGAGATTGTCTTTCCGATAATGTTTCCTGCGGTGTTTCTTGCTGTGAATTTTACACAATTCGCTTCGCACGCTCCAAATTTTAATTCAGACTCCGAACAAAGACTTTCTTCAAGCGCAAACGTACCGATTTCAAGCATCGAATTGTCTATCTTCTGATTCGTTCCAACAACAGATATGACCATCTGCTTATCTGTCGCGGAATCCCAATACTTTTCTTTCAAATTGCTATTTATCATATACACCACCTACAAACGAAAATTTGATTGCGTCATACTTTATCTTCCCATGTGCCACAGAATAGAGCGTAGGCTGAATATCAGCGATATATCCGTACTGTGTCACATATCCGCGTTTCTCCGGCACATATGCCGTGATATAGCCTCCACGCTCCTTTGCCTTGGTATAGTTCTTTTCAATATTCTTCCAAAAATCATCAAACTGCTTTTCGGTCAGCATGGCTTTGGTTTCAAACTCAACCTTTAAAGCTTTCAGTTCCACGGCATCACGATGCTCATATCCGTTTTCATCCGTCCAAGGGTCTTTGTCCTGCATATTTACATAGGAACTAAACGTGTCCTGCTTTATTAAATTGTTCGGTATGGTATAATTCCCAAACTTTACTAAATATCCGCCATATCCCATCGTTTACCTCCTAAAAATGGGTATAAAAATAGCACCTACCATTTGGTAGATGCTATCCATTTGATTAAATTTTAAGCTACTACTGATTCCCATTCAGATTTCAGCTTTTCTACATCGTTTTCAAAAAGTTTGCAAGCGATTTCGTACAACTGCGGAATCATTCCCATTTCCCTGTCGATATAATCCATCTTGTTTCTTACTTTCGGTTTGAGCGCGCACCCTTCCATCCTTGATTTAAGGTTGCAGTGATATTTCCTTTCAAATTCTCCATAAAGCAACGAATAGCGTTCTTGATACTTTCCATCGGCACCGAAACGGACAATCTGCGTTATCCGCTGTCTCTTAGTTGCCAAGTCAATATCATCAACAAGTCCGATAATAACATCTTCCTTATGGATGATTTCTTTCTGCTGCCTTTTAATGGTTTCGTTCTGCTCCCTAACAGTTTTTAATGTCTGTGAAAATATCAGCTTAGTGTTTTCATCTGCATATGGCAGGTAAGTGGAAATAAATAATTCATCATTATTGACATACCCACCTGTTTTACGGATTGTAGGGAGAACATCTGATGTTACCCACTTGCGGAACTTCCTGGCATTCGGCTTGTCGCTCCGAACGATAACCGCATATAAGCCGCTCTCTGTAATGAAATTTGATTCTCCTGCACGACCGCCTAGATTTAATCTAGTCAGTTCATCTTCATCAAGCCTTTTTGCTACGTCTGTAGCATTTTTAATTTCCAATGCCCTGCAAACATCAACAAGGCAAAACATCGGTTCATCATCGACCATGACCATTCTGATCTGTCCGAATATTGGATTCTCAAATACCTCAATGCCATTTTGAATCTTAAGCATAAGTTGTGATTTTTTCATTCGTGCCTACCTCCATACATTTTTATCTGAATAAAAAAGAGGAAACCGCTTGTGAAATCACATTGGTTTCCTCTTTCGTACAGTATGGCGTTCGAGTAAGTAATCCGCTTCTTCACGGATAAGGTTGTTTCCTTAGTAATAAGGATAGACTATTTTTGATTTTGTGTCAATCCGATTTTGGAATTAAAATAAGCCGTGTTTCCACGGCTTAAGTATCATTTATCTTTCAATTTTTATTGTAACCAAGTATATGTATATGCTTCATCAACATATATCTTATAACTGCTCGGATAGATCGTATCGTAATTTGAATCGTACGGAAAACTAAACGAGAAATAATCGGTGTCTCCATTCTTTTCACATTCTGCATAATGATAATCATATTTGATCAAGTTGCCAGATGCATCATACATTACGCAAGAAATTTTTACAAATGAAAAATCTTTTCCGGAATCGTTTGTAGCTTCAACCGTAACATTATCTGCTCCAATGTCCGATTGAACCATTATATTGCGAACATCACAAACAGCATTTGTTGCTTCATCAACACTCAACGACATTTTATAGTTATCATAAGAAACATCGTTATAATCAGAATCGCTCGGTGCGTCAAAATAAAGAACACATTCCTTACCGGATTCAAAAGCTCTGTTACAATCGCTTTTGCTATCCAGCATTTTACCGTTTTTGTAGTATACAAGTTTTGCGTCCAGATCAACATTTACCTTGTTGTTGTTTTTCAAGATAGCAACAACTCCATGACCACTATCTTGGTATTCAATTGAGATGTTTTTCTTTACCTTGTTCGCATTAAAGGAAGAAGTGACGGTAACTTTGCAAGAAAGCGTTTTCTTTGCAATTTTTGCTTTTACGTACGTCGTTCCTTCTCCAACCGCCAGAACCTTTCCAGACTTATTTACAGAAGCAACATATTTATTGCCACTACTCCATTTAGCAGTTTTCCTCATTCCGCTTATCTTTAATGTTGCGGATTCTCCAATTTTTAAATTAAGAGTCTTTCTGCTTAATTTGATAGTTGCCGCCTGTGCAACAATCTGTTTCCCATCTGCATTTTGGATTGGCATAGCCGAAATCAAAACGGCAAATGCCAACCCCATCGCTACTAATAATTTTTTTGTACTTCTCATAATGACTCCTTTCTTGTGATATGATTTATTTAGAATTATATCACGTTCTATTATAGAAGTCACTAAAAAACATATACATTGTCTCCGGTTCGATTGTAATGTTCTCTACCATAATCCCTTGCAGCTTTTCCTATGTCGCTTGTAGTAATTCCGAAATTTTTCTGTAAAATAGCTTGCAATAACTGATTTTGCTGTCGCAATAAGGAAACCTCTTGCGCAGATGTTGAATTGATAGCATCTTTGATTCCAGTAATTTCTTGGCTTCCTGCGACCGCCGGCTTACCTCCGACCGTTCCCATAAGTTCTGGAAGCCCGTTTTCTCCAACCGTTGCTATGCTATATTTATCCATAAAACCGCCCGTTGCATAAGCCTTTACTTTAGGTAGGCTCACTTTCGGCACAAGATCGACTCCGCTCCACTTTACCTTTGCTACTTTAGCCGCCGCAGAAACAACACTGTTAAACCCTCTCAAAACGGTATTCACTCCACCGATCAATGAATTTATTGCTGTTTCAATTCTTGAAATTACGGTGTTCATTGCCCCGGCAACGCCACTTTTCACGCTATTCCATAATTTGCTGAATATTTCAGCTACACTTTCTTTCATCTTCGAGAAAGCATTTTTTATCGGGGTGGTTACATGTTCTTTAAACCAACTAGAAACACTGTTCCACGCCCCGGTTACCGCTGTTTTTGCCGCGCTAAATGCTTTCTGAATAGATTCTTTTGCTGAACTAAAAGCATTCTTAATAGGTGTTGTAACATGCTCCTTAAACCAACCGGAAACTACAGCCCATACCGATTTCACAGTTGTCCACAGAACCTTGAATATAGTCGATACTGTCGATTTCAATAATTCAAAGTTCTTCTTTATTGGCTCAATGACTTTTGTTTTAAACCAATCAGAAACAACAATCCATACCGCCTTGACAATAATCCACAATCCTTGAAAGATTTGACCAACTCTTTTCGAAAATCCTTGGAAAAATGAAACAATAGGAGTTATAACATTAGTATTGAACCATCCAGAAACTGTTTTCCATACACCGGATATATCTTTCCATAAAGAAGAGAAAAAACCGGAAACGGATTTCCATAATCCCTCAAAAAATCCGCTTATTGGCTTAATCACATTAGTATTAAACCAATCTCCGGCTTTTGAGAAAATTTCTTTTATTTCTTTCCAATGATCCTTGACTACTACAGTTGCCGTTGCAACAGCGGCTACTATTCCTGCGGTAATCGCTGCCGGTGCTGCCGCTACCCCTAAAATAACCGCTCCGACTGCCGTAATCGTAACTCCGACAAGCATAAGTGCTTCATTAAGCCAACTGAATCCGTTCTTTAGCATGGTCACAAAGTTTGATATTGCAGTAAACGCGCCAATTGCAACAGATCCAATCCCGGTTATAGCTTTTGCTACCGGACTGATAAAAGAAAGTGCGCTCTCTGCCGCACCGCTACCGAATAAAGCTTTGACACCAGCTGAAACAGTTGTTCCAAGTGTAGCAAACGCCCCACCTATTTTTTTTGACAAAGCGGTAGACAATACTGCCGAGATTCCCTCATTTGCCGCAATTTCAACGCCAAGCCTTGATGCAAGTGAACCGGCTATTGCTTTCGAAATGGAAGTCCCTATGATTCCAAGCGCGGTTTTTGCAAGATGCAATCCAAGAATTTTTTTGATTGTCAGCGCACCGACAATAATTGCAACCGTCTTTACATCTAAGTTACTTAAAAACTCCTTTGCTCCGTTCCAAACATCCTTCCAAGAAATTTTACTTAATGCCGTAGTAACTGCATCAAACGCCCCTTGCGCCCATGCATTAAGCGTTTGAGCCAATAATGCAAAGTCAAAGTTTTGGAAAAACTTGTTGATTCCGTCTGCGATTGAATTTCCAAATTGTTTCCAATCAAACGTTGTGCCGAATGAATCTAAACCATGAAGCACCGTGTTTAATGAATTTGCAATCAGTTTTCCGGTTTCTCCGAAAAGCGTTGTGCCTTTCTGACCCTCAAATAGCCCATTAAGGAATTTGGCTAGTCCCCTTCCAAAACCTTCGGCTTTTGCATACACTTTTTTCCATTTAATTTTTTTCATTGCGTTAATTAACGCACCGGAGATTGCCTTTCCAAGTCCTTCAAGGTCTTTGATGTTGCTTTTGAATTTCTTAAAGATGGTGTCTGTCTGAACCAATCCACCATCAGCACCGGTGCCGCCACCAGCACCTGAACCAGATCCAGAACCAGAACCTTTATTCCCAGAACCGGAAGTATTATCTTTGCTCTGCTTTGAAATAACCTTTAATTCATCAAATGCACGCGTTGCCTGTTGGATTTCCTTTTTTGCTTTCTTGGCATTCTTTGCGATACCGCCTGTGTTCTTCCCTGCGCTTCCTGCGGCATTGCTTAAATCGCCCATGCCGTCAGATGCACTTCCAATATCATCAGCAAGACCGCTGATTCCTGCCCCTTTGCTTGCTTCATACTTCCATCCGAAGATAGAACCTAAAGCATTTGTGACCATTTCTGCAAAAGAAATCACCTTCTGCAGAACTGCATTAAGTACCTTGATAAATGGCTTAAATGCATTGATTAAACCACCACCAACAACCGCTCCAAGTGCTTTGAAGTTCTCTTTAAGCATGGTTATCTGATTGTGCCACGTATCTGCTGTACGTGCGAAATCTCCGGTGATATTGGTTGTATGTGCAAGTACATATTGATAACGCAACATAGCCTTTTCAGCCTGTGTCATTGAGGAAATGTTCGCATCAAGTCCTTGCTTTAACGCCCATTCCTTTAATGTTGCCTGCGTCAAGTCGATACCATAACGCCGCATAGGTGCCGTAGTACCGGAAAATACAGATTGAAGACTCTTGGCAATATCTTCCTGACTCACATCATAGAATGAAGCCATATCTCCGGCTAATTCTGTCAACCGGATAGACATTTTTGCCATTTTCCCCTGTGGAATATCAAGGGCAGTTCCCATGGCTTGAAAACGGCTTGCAAACTGTTTCGCGGACAATTCAGACATACCGAATTTTTCAATTGATGTTTTTGCGAAATTGTTAATTAGGCTTTCATACTGCCCGAATGTCTGCCTTACAACGTTCTCAACCTCTGTCAGTGAGGATGATATGTCAATGGCGTCTCCAAGTAGCCTAAATCCGCGAAATAAAGCCCAATACGTTGCATACACTTTTCCGATTGCAGACGCAAGGGAGAACGACTTCTTGGTAACCGCAGAAGCACTGGAACTAAATCCACTAAATGAGCTTGTGATGCTTTTTGCCGCTGTTCCTGCCGCTCCACCGGTACGCGATAATTTTGCCAATGCATTTGTCATGTCAATAATATTCCGGCTTACGCTAGGGGCTTTCGACAATTCGGACATAAGCTGTCGCATTGCCGTGGCAAGTTTCGGAATATTTTCAATCGCCTTGGTGGAACTCTGGTAACCAAGCTGTTTGATTGCAGACGCAAGGTCGGTCAGACCCTTAACGGATGCCGACATTCCAGAAATCCCTTTTAATGCATTGGAAATCTGACGCATAGAACCAGCCGCAGCATTAATCTGTTTGCTGTTGATGGAGCCTAATTTGCTTACGTTTCTTGCGACTGCGGAAAAAGTCCGTGTGTCAATTCCACGCATTGCCGTCATTGCCCCTGCAAGTCGGTTTACCCCTGTGGAAAGACTATTCAGATTCCCGGTACTAAGTCCAGAAAGCGCGGAAGATAATCGCCCAAGTCTTGTCACAAGCGCATCTATCTGACCGCTTGCCTGTTGTGCCTGCGCTTGGATTTTTATTTCAAGAGACTCTAATTCCATTTATCCACCAACTTTCTACATAAGAAAAAGACGGTAAGATTTGACCCTTACCGCCCTTGAATTACTTTTTCAGTTTTCCCTTTTTCAGAAGAGAAAGCATCTTTGAATTTTCCTCTGATGTAAACTTGAAATTGGAAAATCCGTTCTTTTTTGCGATTTCCGCACGATGTTCTTTCGACACATCATCTTCCCCAACCGCTTTTAATGCTTCAACGATTGAGTTTGAGTTTCCCTTATACTTCGGATAATACTTGGCTTTGCATTTCTTTGCACCTTTTACAACAATAACTGTGTGCCCTTTTATGCGTGTCACAAGAATATCTCCGTTGCGAAGAATAAAACCGGCATGATAAGAACCCATATCATCAAACAAACCGGATTTCAAAATTACCGGTCGTTCATTAGATGTATTGAAATCTCCCACATCCTTGCCGGATGCATAGATAATACAAGCACGTACAAGGGAAGAACAATCGCATTCCGTCTTGACCTTTGTGTTAATGCCATGTTTAATGACTCCGTAGCGTCCCGATTGGTCATATCCGATATTTTTATTGTCAGATGCAATCTGCATAGCTTCGGCTAACTTCTCCGCAACCCTATCGTCCTTCGCCCTTAGCACGTACCATCCCTTAGAATGGTTGTAAAACTTCTGCGTAGACACTTCCTGTCCGGTCTGGTCTCCGGCTTTTCCACCAGAATAACAGTTTCCGTGTTCATCGTGTCTCGCACTTCCGATAATTACTGCCATAGCAATACCTCTTTTCTTAAACTATCTTTGGCTTTGGCAAATGTGATTTCCTTGATTCAGCCGCCCATGCTTCTTCCGCCTTAAGCATTTCTCGTATCTCAGCATCGGGATCGTCCGTATTATGCTTTTCGATGGAATCATAGCAAGTTTCTTTCACGTACTTACTATTACCCTTGCCGAATGTCGCGTCTATTGCGGTCACAAATGCTGACGTTGCATATCTGCCGAACCACATATACATTTCCATGTCGCGTTGCTTCCATTCTGCCTTATATGCATCCACATAAGGCTTAAGCAACTCTGGATTCATCATATCTATATCATCAACGGAAAATCCGTAGCCTTTCGTTACCATGAGGTAAAACGGACGGATTTCCGCAACGTAATATTCCCATGTTAATTCTTGGCTTTCGCTTTGGATGGGGTCTTTTTCTTCTCCTGCTCCTGCTCCTGCTTCTGCGCTTTCTCTATCGACTCCATCATCTGCGCTAAAAAACCGTTTGTCATCATTTCCTCCTGCATATCAGCAAATAAATCCATGCAGTTAATCTCGTTTGTGTCAATCGCTTCATAGAGAATGTCAGACACCTTCTCAAGCTGCTCATCGTAGCCTTCGTTTGTTTTGTAATCATATCCAAATTCGTCATTGTGATGCATCTGCAATCCTACAAGAAGTGTCTTAGGAAGTGTTTCAAGAAGAATATCTTCCATAGAAGAAATATCTTCCATGTCCTGCGTCTTCATAATATCCTGTAAGATATGTGATTTTAACGATGGTCTTGTTGCAAACTGAATTGTATATTCTTTTCCACCTAATTTAACTTTCATGCTTTACCTTGCCTTTCTGCCCTATATTGGCAAGGGGCAGTGTTGCCACCGCCCCATTGTTGCTTATCTTATTGCTTCAAGTTCTGCTATCGACCGTTCATCCTCGCCTACCGGTGCGGTCGATTGCTCGTCCGATAGGCTTTTTACCCCACCACTGTTACAGTGAATGTGCCATCGTTATTATCAACGACAGTCAGCTTATCTGTAACAAGCTCTGATGATGTACTTGGAATAACTGTTACCGTCATTTCAAGGATTTCATCGTTTCCACCTACATCGTTAGGTGTGGCAGTTGCGGTTCCTACATATGCGTACTTCGCTACGCCGCCAATACCGTCCGTTCCATACAGATGGATAATATCAAGTTTTTTATCTCCATATCCATCCACCTTTGAAAGATATTCTTTTTCAAGGTTTCCTGTGATTTCTCTTGAATCAGAAGTCTTAATTCCTTTTTCAAAAGTCTGCTGGTCATCTTCCATTGTGGTCGACTCAACAGTGTTTGGTGGTGATGCAGGACTTGGAACTGACTTAGCCGCAACCAAAAGATTATATGTTCCTGCAAAGTCAGCCTGTTTTTCCGTGTGCTCTTTTACAATGACACGAGTTCTATAACTTGTTGATGCCATATTTTCTACTTCCTTTCTGCTTATAGCTGATCTAAATGCTCAACGTTTCCAATTACGCGAGCTGCACGGAATGTAACCGTTCGCACTTGCTTGGAAATTGTTGGGATTACATTTGATACCTCAAACATTTGTTGTTTAAAAAAAGACACCGCATATGCTGCGATGTCCTTAGTTGCCTTTCTTGAACCTTTGTTTGTAATTGTGATTTGAAATGTTGGGCGAATTGCGTTGATTGTCTTTGCTTCATTAGTCCTTCCGGCTTCTGTGCCACCGATTTGTCTGACTAAAAGTGTCGGGAATGTTGCGGTGCCGCCCGATTCTTCATCTTGCGTCACCTTAATTCCTCTTACCTTGCTCTCCATGTACGATTTTAAAAGGGAACATAAGGTGTCTTCAAAATCAAGTGCCCAACTATTTAACTCATTTTCCACCGAATACCTCCCTTGCAATCTTTACATACTGTTGAATAATCTGTTGTTCCGCATTATACATTGGCATTGTGGCTTTGATACCGTGGGTATAACGCCATGTTTCGGTCTTATCGTCCCAATAGTACCAACCATCTTCAAAAGCGTGTATTTGTCCCGGATACGTTCCGACACCGAATCCAAGTTCCGGTGCTTTCGGGTTCTCTTCGGAGTTATAAAAAATACCGGCTCCAAACTCTACCGCCAACAAAGTATAGAACGGTTCTCTATCTTCTGACGTTACCGTTTTTCCGGTTGCAATCAGAATCGCATTCGAGGTCATTAACTGCGGTGCTTTATCTACCCTTACCGTTATCGTGTTTCCTAATGGGGATTCCGATATGTGTTGTATTGCCACCGTCTGACCTATCTGTGCAAGCCTAGAAACAAGTAAATCGCATTTAGACTGTAAACTATTGCGGTACTTTTCTAACTCCTTTATGGCGTCTTGTATGGATTTAGAGGATAATGTCATTGAAATAGTTTTCTTTGCCACGCAATCACCTACTTAATATTCTTCCGAAGCAAAAATAAATCTGTGGTCAGTCCTTCATCGGCAACGCCTTTTACGATGTAATCTGCGGTTTCTGAATCCACAAGTCCATCATCAGTGCGTTTGACTTCCGAACGTTTCCACACCACATCACCGGCTTTCAGTGGCAAATATCCTTTATTCGTGACAAGCTGACAGTATGATGTGCTATCATCAATTCCAAATTCTTTCACAAGGGCTTCTGACAACTTATTGCTGATATTGGCTTTGAATGTCGTAGGTTCTGAAAACCCTTCAACTTCCTCTCCTTTTGGAATCTTGTTGCCTTCGGAATTTAAATAAGGTACAAAGTTCCCATCGGAATCCTTGTACCCTTCATAGACAATATCTCCATTTTCGTCAGTTTGTGGGATAAATACCCTCTGACCGGATTGTGAATACTTCATTTCCTGCTTGTTAATGTCAAGCATTGATGTTTTCCTCCGGGATTCCGGCAACACTTGTCAGAAGCGATAACACTCCGGCAAGCACTGATGCGGACAGTACATATTTCCAATCCACTACGTCCATAAACGCCGCTGTTCCAATTCCGGCAACTGCCGCCTGCGCAACTGTCTTGATTGCTCGGATTCCGGCTTTCTTAGTCCAATCTTTCCAATTCCTCATGGCTTTTATCTCCTTTTCCTATATGGATTTCTTCAATCTCATGTTTCATTTTCGTTATCATACCATTTCCACCTAACGCATGGTACGCATCATACATCTCACAAAAATTCTGATAGGCATATGACGGTATTTCTCCAAGTTTGGTGTATTTTGCATGGTATTCGATAAGCTGGACGCGCAAAAGAAGCATTGTTCCTTTGCTGTTCGCATCCCTGCTTTTCTTTTGTTGTTTAAGAAGCCAAACTATATATCCAAGCACTATCGGAAGTGCCACAAGATAAGTTTGAATCAAAATACTTTTCATTTGAATCTCCTTTTGACGCACTGCCCACCACCGCTTAATGTGCGCCGCCTGCAACCATAATGGTCACGCTCAATCTTCTTTAATTACATTGCTTTTACAAACGGAAACACTCCGACAAAAAGGCTTTCACGGTCTTTCCATGTCCGGCTCACACCGTTTTCTGAGAAACTTGCCATGTATGCTTCTCCTGCCTGCGACCGGTCGTACACTGCCAAATTGACCATAATGTTTTCATAGTTCTTAACATCACTGTCAATCTGGTCTTGCGTGTATGTGTCCGGATAGTTCCGTCTGCTGATAATCTCTTTTCTTGCCTGCTCTAAAAGCTGTTCAATCAAAGGGTTACATTCTTTTTCATCAAACACAACTTTATCGGACTTCTCCCCGGTTGTTTCGTCCTCTACCTCTTCTATATGAAATTGTTTTAAACGAATTTTTACTTGTTCGACAAGTGTGTATGACATAAGCGATCTCCTACAGATTAAACTTTGCAATCAGAATTTCTTTCAGTTCCGCGCCACTTGTCGCTTGTGCGTTTTCAATTCCATGCTCTGCGGCAAGTTTTTGCAAGTCTGCGGTACTCATTCTGTTGATTTCGGTCTTTGTATACCCAACGGAAGGTGCCGGAGAATTATTCTCCGGCACCTCTTCTCCTGCGTTATACCATTTACCATTATGAATCACTATATATGGATATTTCATAGTTGCACCCCCTACTCTTCGCTATGAACCTCATATACGAATGTGCTATCCATATTCTCGTATGATGGAAGTACAACCTCGGATGCGAATGTTGACATCTTCATAGGTGGTCCATACTCTGTCTTTGTAGCGACTGTAATACCTACACCATATGTTGTTACATCAACATCAGCTACCTGTCTTGCAGTTCTTTCTTCCGGTGTAGTGCCAAACCAAGTGCTGCCAAGGCTGCCTTCTGGAAGAAGTGTAACCTTGTTATCCGGGTAGAAGTACTGTTCTTTGCCATCATCATCAATGTACATCTTATCGTAAAGTACGATAGTGAGCTTCGCCCTCTTCTGTACCACCGAAATAACAGTATCATCGTCAACCTCAATAGTTGCTGTAAGGTTCTGTGCAAGAATTGAGTTTCTTATTTGTGCATTGTCAAGCAGATATTGGAATGTATTGCTGTTCATAAGTGCGTATCTAGCAATCTTACCCTGCTTCTGTAACTTCTTTCTTGCATTGTTAAGGTCTGTAAGTGGCTTTGAATTAGCTGTATCGCTCCACATGCTTGTGCCGGATAACTTTGCGTAATGGTCTTTTGCGTATGAGCCATCCTTATCGTAATCATAAGCGTACTGAACGCCATCACTTACAATAGCAATTACCGGATGACCTGCATTTGTAGAAAGAAGTGACATTCTCATACGCTCCGGTACAACTTCTGCACCGCTTACAAGGTTGTTAGTATCGTCATATACGCTTGATAAAGCACTTGCAAGGTAAGGGTCGTCTTCTGATTGAATACGCTCGATTTCAAGCATTTCCTCTTCACCAACTGTCATTCCCTCGCGGAAAAATGCCATCTGTGTTTTTTCCTTACTTAATCCGCCTCTAGCTCTAAGAGTTGGGATTGTGTCAAAATTAGATGGCGCAAGTGAAACCGGCAAACCCTTGTGTGTCTTAATCCAACTTAAATCAAGTCCCTGCTTCTTTCTTTCTGGAAACCACTGTAAACCAAGATAAGGTATCTGATTACTAGCGTTTTCTGTTGCCGATAATGCAATAGACTTACTGTCTAATACTTCATTAATTAACATCTATTTACCTCCTGTTATTATTCAAATACAATCATTGGAAGAGCTGTTTTAACTGCTGCGTCATATGTAACGCCGGAATTTGCTTCTGCTACTTTCGTGTTAAGGTATGCTTTCTTGAGCAGTACTCCTTGTGGTCTGTCCTCTGTTACATCAAATCTCAAAATGCCCACTACTGTAGCTGTATTGTCAGCCTTGCCATTTGCTCCGATTGGAGTACCTGCTTTGACAATCCTCTTGCCCTGTGCGTTTTTAGTTGTTACGCCATCAAAATCAAGTGTTAATGGGATTGCTTCATTAGGCTCTCTCTTTAAAATCTGAACATCTCCTGCGTATAAAGTTTTTTCATACTGCATATTCATTTCCTTTGCCATTTTTTACCTCCTGTTATTGTTGAATGTAATGTGATAAAACGTCATTGCTCTTAGGTGCATTAGATATAAGGCTTTCTGCTATCTTTTCAGCATTTGTCTTATTATCTGCACCGGCTTTATTACCGCCAGCCGCGCCACCGCCCGGATTCGTACTGCCTTTTGCAATCTCCTGCTCCTTGGCTTGTGCTGCGGCGGTCTCTTTTTCAGAGATAATCTTTCCAAGAACGTCATAATCAAAACTGCCATCGTCTTTTACGATTTGTGTTGCCTGCTCTGCGGTAACATTAAATTTAGATGCGGCATTGGCTCTCTGCGTGGCTATTGCCTGCGCTTTTTCAAGTTCCGCGATTCTCGCATTGGCTTTTTCAAGGTTCTTATTTGCCTGCTCGACTTCCGTGAGCTTTCCCTGTTCGATATCATCGAGTTGCTTCTGCAACTCTTCAGCTTTGTCAGCCTTTGCCTTGTACTCGTCAACCTTTGCTTTGGCTTTCTGTACGGAACTTCCGTAATCTGCCATGATCTTGTCCGCGTTTTCCTCACTTAATCCCATAGCAATCAGATCTTCTCTCTTCATTCATTACCTCCGATATGTCATACGAATTTTTATACGGTGCAACGACACCGAACGACATTGTTGATTTTTACGCTCACAACTTTGCGAATTTTTATAAAATAAAAACAGCCACCGATTACTCGGTGACCGTCTTATCTTTGTTTGTCTGGCTCTGTGTGCCATCTGTATTCATTTTATTTATCAATTCTTGTGCTTTCTGTTCTTGCGCTTCCACATCATCAATCGTTTTCCACAGATTATCCAAGTATGGCTTTGACAACAGGAATGTCTTTTCCGCATCTCCCCAAAGTCCAACAGACTTAATTGCTACAAGTGGATGAATACCAGCTTGTAAAAGTTGATATAATGTCTGTGACTTTGTGTACATATTGTCTTGCGGGCTATGGTTAATCTGAACATCAAAGTCGCGCAAACTCAATCCCAAATCGTGATCCTGTATACGAATTACATTCAAAACAACTTTCGCAAGTCTTTTTTCAGCCGACTTTACAATTGGGTCTTTCAGTTTGGCTCTCGACTTTGAGAAGTCCCATCCGTTTCTAAGCTCAACGGCCCCCTGTGTATCTCCACCGGAATTATTGTTGTTCTTATTTGGTATGGCAAGAATGGACTGTGCATTATCCCACAAATCATCCTTTGCAACCTGGCACTCTGTCTGGTTCAGCTCTTGTGTCATAATGTCAACATCTGATTTATTCTGCTCATTGTTGGATTTTACGGTCAGCGCATGGGAAATCTTCATTTTTTCAAAGGTTTCCGGGTCAATGTCGCAATTTACAAACTTTATCCAAAACTGAACAAACTGCTCAACGCCATCCATTCGGTTTGACTGCATTGTATTGATTGCATCCAATAGTCCGATTACAAGCTCAATATCAGAAATGCGCTCATGGTTGTTCGGAAACTCAACAATCGGGATTCCGCCAAAGCCATGCAGTTTCCAATCTCGAACCTCTCCGTTCACTATTTTGCACTCGTGAGAGTCCGTGTAGCAGAGTTTATACATCTGTCCATCGGCATCCTTAAGCTCTTGGATTGCTAAAAGTGGTTCTTCTGTGGATTGGTTATAAATAACAAATGTATTCATTGGTGTTGGTGCGACAATTCTAAATGGTATATCTCCATTTGTAATCTGTACCGCTTTAAATGAAGTTCCGGTTGCTGATTGCCACTCTCCTGCCTTAATGTCCTTTTCTTGCTTATTAGCATCGGTCAGATAATCGTTAAATTCATCAACCGCATTGTTTATACGGTCATCGTCTTTCCTACTGATAAGCTGAATTGGCTCACCGTAAGTCTGACCAACCTTGAATTGAACAATCTCATAGGCATGGTTTTCAGATACCTTATTGGTTATATCCGCATTCTGTACCTTTGTTCGGTACAATACAGGCTGATCGCCCTTGTAGTAGTTCCACAGATACCGAATGACCGTCTTGTTGAAATAAAATGCACCAATGCAGTTTCCGATAACATTTACGATATTGTCTGCCGTAATCTGTTCTACGTTAGCATATGCAATTTTTCTTCCATATCTGCCTTTTACAAGGTCATGAAAATACTGTGTATTCATATAAATAAAACTCCACTACTGCAAGCGCGTTTTGGTATTGGCTTTGTTTCAATTTTGCCTGTTGCCACGCGATAAATCACAATATGATTGCATTTTTTACATTTACACGGATGATCTATCGTAGATCTCCCATCATAATGTCCGGCAATTCTTCCACAATCCGGGCAATATATAGTTACTTTTTTCATAGCAACCTCTTTCTTGTAAATAAAAAACACCGCCATTTCTGACAGTGCTTTTTACGGGTTATATGCTTTTGGGGTTGTAGGATTTTGTTTTTTCTACTCTTTTAGTATACCATGCAAGTTTTAGGAAATGTTGTGAAAGAGTGTGAACTATTGTGTACTTTTATGCACTCTTTTCAGAGTAAAGCTGTCCATAACGTCTTTCAAACTCCTGCAATGCTCTTTTTCTAAGTTTCATAATGTTCCTGTAGGAATATTTCATCTCAACGGAAATCAAGTTCCAATCTTTCCCATTGACATAATGCGATGAAAGCACGATATATACATCTGTATTATCCATACTGTCAATTTGCGATATGATAATCCGTCTTTTATCAACCAATTCATCTACAAGCGTCTGGATTTCATTCTGCAGATCAACAATCTTTGATACCGCGCTCCCCATTTTGTCGAGGTTGCCGGATGATTGCACATCCACCTCTTTCGGGGATATGGATATAGATGTTGCCATATCGGATAGCCTTTTGATTTCTTCCAGCTTATTTGCAATCGCATGGTCGATTCTACTTATCTGTGAAAGATATTTGTCTGTTGTCATATCCTAATACCTCCTAAATGGGTTTACTGCCGCTTCTACCTTTGCGGTATTGTTTGGGTTCTCTATAAACATTTCAAGCTGGGTTAAACCGTCTGCGGCATCGTCGTGTTCATTACCGCCAATACTTACAAACATAGAAAGTTCATCCATCGCCGCTTGATATTCGTCATTTCTGTAATATCTTGTTACTCCAAGATCTGAGTCTTTCTTCATTTGTTCCTGCGTCGGTCGGTGCGTATCAAGAAATATGAATTTTCTCTTAACATCCCCGGAATATGCTATGATCTTCGATAACTTTTCAACCTTATTTGGTGCTTTTCTACTTGTGCATGAGCATTTATAGTCCTGTTCCTGCAACTTTTCATCTACATATTGGCAATACAGATCTCCTCCGGTATTTCCCTCAAATCTTGTCTGCCGAATCTCATTCCCGATAATTCGTCCAACAACAAGAGGGATTGTTACCTCTTTCGTGCCTTTGTTGAATACCCAATCGTAAATATAGACATCACCGTTTTCATATTCTGCCCCTATCGGCATTGACAAGCTATCGCCGCCGCCCCAGGCGACATCCACAACTCCGATGCGCCGAAAATCTCCATCCGGAAGTATTCCGTTAAATAATCTTAAATCGGTATAAAGCAATCCCTCGCGGACATATGGTTGCTGCATAAACTTAGCCATCCATTCGGCATTGTCAAGCTTATCGCGCATATCCCGATAGTATTCCGTGGAAAATCCGTTGATTTCATACGCAAAATTGCTTTCGTCATTTTCATTAAGTGCCGGGATCTTGCGAAATCGGTATTGTGGATCATGCTCATATTGCTTTCTCATTCGCTCCAATGGATCTAAAACATTCCAAAGGGTACCAACCATCAATTCCCTTGCACCGTCATTTTTACGGTCAACCATCTTGTTTAGGTACTCTTGGTATGTGTTTTCCATTCGAGTAGGACTTAATGAGTGCTCACGATCACGAACCAAGTCATCGACATACAAATATCCGTCTTTTGAAACATCGACTGCTCCTGTCCACGTTCCGTCAATACCACGGCACGTTACGGTTGCAAATCTGTCCGGATCTCCAAGCGTAATCGTAAATTCGTCCGCGCTCTTGTCTGTCGGAAGTGTTGCGTTTGCATATTCCGGATGCCAATAAGCAAAAAGTTCCGCAAATGTATATTCTTCCGTGGTAAAAAGATTCATCAGTTCTTTGTAAAATCCTTTTGCCAAAATACCGGAGTGACCACCCATAGCACTATGGCTGTTCGGTCTGCGCAAAGCCACCCACGCAAGGAAGAAAATACAGATAGTCGATTTACCGACACGCGATGGCATTGACAATCCGTAAAATTTAATCTTCCGGTTTTCCAAATCTTCAAGATCTTGAGCGACTATATTCAGCGTCTTGCGGCGCGGATAATAAAACCGTTTACTCCAATTTCTTTTGCGCTCCATAAAGTAGATGAAGCTCTCGAAGCGATAAAAGCTCTCTAACCGCAAGACTTCATAGAACTGATCCACAAGTTTGTATCCGCCTTTAATGTCGTGATTCTGCGCATATCGTTCAAGTTCCCATATGCTACCACCCGCGTTTTTCTGCGTATATTCGTTGATTAAATCCTTTGTTCTTTCGGTTATAGTCAATCCGTAGTCAACGTCTTTTTCCGTCCGAATTGCCACATTGCACGCTTTCAAAAGGGCATCTATTACCTGTTCATCAACGCCTTTTCTCTGTATGTAATTTTCATATCCATTTACTGTGGAAATTAGGCTTGAACTTGCCAAAAGAAAAGCACCTCCGCAAAAAAGCAGAAGTGCCTTAAGACCTCTGCCAATAATTTTTGTTGGTTAGCGACTAACTCCGTTTGTTAGCCGGTAATATCATCTAATCAATATCCGCAATACTTTCTACAAAGCAGTTATAATAGAGATTTCTGATATTTTCACAATATCTCCCTAAATTCTTGCAACTACGTGTTCTTTTGCAATTTCTTCTTTTTCCGGGTCGTAAATAACCGAACCGTTTTTATCAGTCTTATACTTATCAAATTCACAAGAAATTTTTATGTATGGGTATCTCAATGGCGTGCAGTCAGCATGGAAATCAATATTATACACTCCCTTTTGCCATTTTCCGTTAGCATAAATCTTTGTGTAACCGCCTTTTCTAGTTTTGATTATGATTTTTGAACGTGTTTTCTTCATTTCCAATGCACCTTGAACCCTTTCTTCTTATACTCCCCTACGGCTTTTTTAAGTCTCATATCGTCCTCATATTTTTCATTCAGCATAATCACCACATTACCTTTTTCAATGCCGTATATGTTGCAATTTGCAAGTTTCTTAGCCGTTCCAAGGATAGCCTTTGCCTGTTTGCGGCTCATTTCATAGGTTTTTGTTCCCATATTAACAGTCATTTCTCATAAACCTCTCAAAATCTTTCCTGCACTTAGGGCATAAATCATACGTACGACCAAACGGAAATAATATGTTTGAATGAATCTCTTTGATTTCTCCCCTTACGTTGCCATCTTCAAAAATTGGACTTGAAGTAAAATAATCACCAATCGGCATAAATTCAAATTCACTTATTGGTTTTACTTTTATTTCTGCACCGCACCTGTCGCAAGTGCGCAATTCTTTTTGATGTTTCATAAAATCCCTCACTTATCACATTCGATTCCCGGAATGAATGTTCTTTTACCCATACAAGCATCTTCAAAAGTCGTAGTTTCTATTGAACATCCGCAACTAACCGGGTCTAATGGACAATTTTCATGATTAATACATGTGCATAAAATTTCTTTTTCCTGCTTCATCATTCCACCGCCTTTTAAACTAATCCTAGCATATACAAAATATCAAGTTCCGATATTTCTTTTGCGCCCTCTCTTGTGTGCGCAAGAATTTCTTCCATCAAGTATTTTTCCATATCGTTGCACTTACTCTTATCAAAATTGTTTGAAAAACAGTAATGTAGACAATACCCATATCCGACTCCAAGTAGAGCACCATGAATACTTTTACAGACAACATTGTAATTTTCTGTTTTTAAAATATCATGTTCTCCATCTAAGAAACATTCTTTTCCGTTGTTGTCCATTTTCTCTTTGAGATATTCAAGAAAAATTCTCATTTCTTTTTCTGAATCGGAAATGTACAAAATAGAATCCTTCTCTCTATCATCAATTATTTGTTTCGATTCATTATCACAAAATTCACACATTCTTATCCACCACCAAACTATTTATGATTCTTCCACCAAAACAACACTTTTCCGCAAGGAATACTGTGCGACTGATGCATAAATTCTTCTGAACCCTCATAAACAATTACAGAGTTAAAATCAATGCGGTCTTTAAATAATTCACAATTTTTAGTAACTTTTTCTAAAGCATAATTGATTGCTTCATCATAGGTCTTGAACCATTTTTCCGCTGCGCCATATGCAAGCGCGCAAGTTCCGCTCTCGTCAAATACGATATATCCGTCTTTGCTTTGTGTTAATTCATTCATTCATTCTTCCACCTTTCTGTACGGATTAAAAAATTCTTTATCCTGTCCGATTCCAAGATGTTCTCTCAATGAAAAATTAGTTATCCGCTCTCGATTAAAAGAATTGCTGACAATATAATTTGCTAACTCCCCATCTTTCCATCCGTCCGTACTTGTCATAGAATCATAAATCTGTTTATATTCTCCGGTCAGCTTGCCAAATTCAAACCATCCCAAGTCAAGTGTTACTCCGTAATCATAAAATCCCTTGTCACACCACTTTCTGACATAATACATTAACTGCTTATATGAGAATCCAAGTATTTCAAAAATATTTCCAATAGCTCTTATGCTCAATTCACGGTCGCTCGAACGCAATTTTCTTTTCTGTTCATTCACGCAAGCTCTAAAAAATATTTCTTCTAATGGTTTCATTCTTCCACCAACTTTCTACCGCAGATAGGGCAAAAATTAATTTTTACGGATCCTGCAACCTCTTTTCCATCGCTATTGTCGAAAATCATGTTATTTTCAGCTCCAAAAAGAACTAAATTTCCTTTACCATCAATGATTTTCTTTTTATTCCGGCAAAAATCACACATATTACACCTCAATCATAGCAAAAATCGGAATCCTCGTGAGATTCCGTGTCTTTTGTTTGATATAAATATTCCACAATGTTTTTATCGTACTCACACGCCATTTTGCGTAAATACCAACCTTAAATAGCGGCACAGGGAATCGAACCCTGTCAGCCAAAACCATGCCAACCGCTTTCAAATCTGCAATTTCTAATCACGGATGGGTTTTCTGTTACCAATAATGTCGCTATCATCCATAAGTCTCCATTGACCGGAACTATTGCAGTAGCACCCGACTAAGTGGAGATAAGGATAAACGCAGATATTCGGACTCGAACCGAAACACCGTTTTCGGCTACTGACTGTTTAGCAAACAGTTTCCTTACCAGTTAGGATTATATCTGCACGCGCCGGGCATGGAAGTTCCCTACCCGAACCATTCCTTGCGTTTCAGAATGGCACGGTGCTACTAACACCGCTCAATGGCTTGTGGCGGTATCGAGCCGCCCTATACAGATTTTCAGTCTGTCGCTAATCCATCTCAGCTAACAAGCCATGTCGTGTAGTTTCCGTTTTTCCTTGCTCCACACTACACTAAGTGCAAGGTTCTTTTAGTCAGCGGTTACCGCCATCTTTTGAATGACAACCGCTCAATCCAGTTACCTGTGCTAAGTTTAACCGGTATATTGATTAGCACCTGCATTTCTGTAATAAACACACTAGGGGTGTACTGGCAACATCACCTATGGGGATTACAGGAATCGAACCCGCGACAACCCGGATATAAGCCGTGTCTTCTGCCACTGAATTAAATCCCCATAACCGCCATCAGACGGTTAGCAATAATGTTTATCGTGCTATGCCTTGCACTATCCGGTTTACAGCATTTCACCGGCAACTCAATGTTACCATGCAAGCCTATTTCCATGGTTCTACTCCGAATTAAATTATTGCAGAGCAATAGACAAGCATCGTATTTCAGCCAAAACATAGACCGCCTGCAAGCAGACAGCATAATTTGACCGAGTAGGTGGGTGAGGATTTGAACCTCACATAATCGGATTCTGAAAAGGTGTTGTTGCTGATTACGGATGATTTTCCGCCTATCACTTGGCAACACTCTTACCGATCAGCTTCTTTGCTTGCATTTCGTTCTGCCACCACCTAACTTCTTAAGGGGAATTACATTTTCACAGCTCGGACACCGTGGGATAGATGCCCGAACCATGATTGACTGCTATATGGATTGCACGTCTGCAAATTACAAAGCAGATACCGCTCAACGCCATATAGTCTTACGCCAAGATGCCGCCCTCTGCGACAAATACCACCGGACGGTCTCGCACCGTCCTTAACAGAATCGTCCTAGTGGCGAAAGGAGGAACCCAAATGCTTGAATCACTCAACCAAGGGTTCAAGTACATATGAAAAACATACGTGGCTACATGGAACGTCAACATGCAACCAATTAGGCTACCGGGATTCGAACCCGGGAATACAGGAATCAAAATCCTGTGCCTTACCACTTGGCAATAGCCCAATGTTTCATTCGTCCGCAAACGTAATTCAAAGCCTAACGCCGATAGATCAATTATTCAGCCGAGAATTATCATTTGCGGACTTAAGCTATACCGGATGCTCCGATTTCTCGCTCTGGTGCTCGGCGTCGCTTTCCAGATTTAGCAAATCTCCGGCACTATCCGGTTGCTTTGATTTTGTTATATGTATTCTTTCGACCACGCTCAAAATTGGCGGCAGAAAGTAAATACCAAATATTGGATCATAAATTGTCATATTGTTATCTCCAAATGACCATAATATTCATTGCAAAGATCGCGTATGAAAGCAAATAACCAATTGCGTTTGAATTGTCTTTTTGTTTTACCTGTCCTCCCATAAGTCCAAGTATTACAAGGGCATCTATCGCCGTAGCGATTATATTTAAAATCATATCAATATCTCCCATCCTCAAAGCTGTGTTCCTGTTTGAATCGTTCCATTTCATTTACGCTCATACCGAAGATCCCGGCAGATGAATCAGAGTCCGTATGTTCGAAATACTCGCCCTGCTGTGGAAACATGAACCGGAACATAGCATAGTTTGCAACATCACACAGATATTCAAGATTCCCGGTCTCTTCAAACTTGGCAAGGCACATTTTCAAACTTTCGATTGCATCCACATTCCCTGTGGAAAAGTTCATTCTTGCCGGTCCGTATTTGTAATACGACTGCTCAATCAAACCTTTGCGCTTTTTATCAAAAGCCGTGGAATACTCGGTTTTCATCAATGTTTCATTCATTTCCGTTTTTCCTGTTTCTGTTCCCAAAAATCGCATGAATGGTCGTATTCTACAAAATCAGCAACATAATCTCGCTTTCTTCGTTTGAACGAACATAACCGTTTGCCTTGACGCATAAGCCATATTTACATGTGCCACAACATTCTTTACACTCTGCCATTACACATCACCCTCCGCCCTTCGTTTGGATTTACAACTTTGACCTTTGACGCAGCCTTTCAATCCGAGTTCACAATTTCGTAAATAACATCATCACGATAATTGCCTGTAGCATCTCTAACGCTGTCTTTCAGAACGTGTTTATTTCCGCTATGTTTCTCGCAGAATTTATCATAACTGCGTTCTGCCGGATTGCCACCGATCATACGCCACTCAACCCGATGTAAAGTTGATGTAAGCTCTTCTAGCTTCTCAAACACGTCTTTCCCGACAACAGGATTTCCGCGGTCAAAAGACATCAACCCAAAATTGTAAGCCTTGGATACATAGTAATCAACTTGGTATGAAAGATACCCTATCAACTTATTGTTGCTCACGATTGCAAAATCGAATCTTCCATCATCTGGATTATCTGATATTTCCGGAGTCCATTGTCCTAGACATCCGGTTTCAAACAACATGTCTTTCGTGTAGTAAAGCTTTTGAAACTCTCTTTCAATCTGGTCTCTGTATAGTATCGCAGGTACTAACATATGTTTTCACCTCTTACTATGCTTTTTGTTTTTTAAAATTTTTTTGGAAATGTAGTTGCGATTCGCAACGTGAAAGTGAATTGTTTATGTTTATATTAAGCTAATTTCTGTGAAAAGTCAATGGGTGTTGTTGTAAGTGGCTTTTTATTTTTCGAGGTATTTAAGGGACTTAGTAGCCGCCCTGTGGTCTTTCTGTCAGACCCCCTCCCCATCCTTTTCTTGCAAACATGGGAATCTAAAATATTTTCCATTTCGTTTTGTTGTCATTGTGTGAAAATCAAATTGTTTTAATACAATTCATGTCATACCCTTGCAACTATTCGCAAAACCTAACTTTTCCGAATAGTTGGCGAATAGTTAAAACGCTACAACCCTTGATATTACTGCATTTGTGAATTGTAGAATAATCACAAACAATTTAAACCGTATTATTTACCGCTGCATCTGTGAATTGTGTATCAATTGCGTGCAATTCTTGGCTCTTTTTCTCGTCCAGTCTTGGCAGCTCCTGCGCTGTGATTGCCTTGCGCTGGGTGGCATTATCGCCAATGCCGGGCTGATTCATGCCGAACTCGTTATTACCCACGAACATAGTGCCTACGGGGCTATTGGAGTCATACGCACGATCTAGTATACAATCCTTGCGTGATCGTTGCAATTTTTGCCAAATCTTAAAAGCCAACGAACTTGATTCCTCATCTTTCCACAAGTCAAGCGTTGTAGTTGGTATATTACAAAAATAACTAAATGCTACTGTACTTACTAGCTTGCTATACACATTGGAGATATATATATAATAATCACAAAGCTTATATAATACCTCTCTGTCATATCTGTTACAGTTAGTCGGTATAGTTCCGTTGTTAAGAGGACTTAAACTCTTGTCCTTTAATACTTTAGTATCCGGGAATAGATGCATACCAACATACTGCATAACAGCTTTCCACTGTCTTTGCCCTGCTTTTAACAGATCTTCGATGTGAAATTCTATACAAGCCTGATCTATTAAGTCTTGCACAGTTGATGTGTATATCTGTACTGTACCTAGATCCACTATAAGGGTTGTAAGATCTACATTCTCTACACTCTTTACATCCTGCATATATTCACACCTCCAATCCGTTTTATTTCTCTGCTTTTGGTATACACTATTTCCGTGGTTAAAGTCAAGCCTTAATTTTTTACGGTGGTATTATATACTTACGCCGCGCGCGTATGCGGATATACACTTACTCTACAACCTATAGGCTTTAAATACAGTGTATTATTATTAATCAAAAAAGATTAAGAAAAAGATAGAGAAAGAGAAACATAGTTCTGAAAAAGCGACGTCAGACGATTGTGTCGTGTTATGTCAGACGATTGTCAGACGATTTTTTGTAAAAACTGATACTATTCTATCATTTTCGGACTTGTCAAGAACCTAATACAACTATCCTTGTTTATAAAAATTTAAGAAAAGTTTTATAGTTTGTTTACGATTTTTCGGAGATTTTGTAAGATATACCCGGATGCGTTGTTGATTTTGGACATGGCAAAAAAGAAAAGGCAGCCGGAAAAGCTACCCTTTGTTTGAAAATATTCAATTACGTTCTTATTGCTTCTGAACCAGCTCGTAAACCAATGCGTCAATACGTTTTTCCATTTCGTCAAACTCGCAAGTCTCATTTTCCTGAAACGCTGGCATTAACATATAATTTTCGAATTCTTTCGCTGTATCGTTCCATTCTCCACCGGTTGCAAAAGATAAATCCCCATTCTTCAATATTGCCAAGCTATCGACATTCATCTGCGATTCAACCAATTTTCTGACATATACGGAAATCGGCTCACCGCTTGGCAACTTATAATTATCGCCTGTAAATTGCCACTGACTTCTAATTTTTATAATCTTTTTGAAATCATTTCTTTTCATGGTATATTCCTCACTTTCCTGACTTTCGCCTTTGCTCTATTTCTTTGATCTGATTACATTATATTCTAATAATAGAATATTGTCAAGCATATTTTTAATAATATTTTATTTTTTCTTCGTCGGTTGGCACAACCTCCACCAGATCGCCCGGCTGGCACTTGCACATAATACATATTTTATTGAGTGTTTCCAACGTGATACTCTTTCCGGCTTTTATATTCTGCGCGGTTTGTGCCGGCAAAAGCTTTTCTTTCTGTATGCGTGTCTGATTATATCCATGCTCTTTTAATAATGTAAAAATGTCTGCTTTATATCTTATCATTTCTTTTCCTCCTTATATAAGGATAGTATCATTGCAGCGTTGCCATGTCAACAAAAATATTCTAATTTTTGAATAAAAACTATTGACTTTATTCTAATATTAGAATATAATACAAGTATCAAATGAAGCACAGAAAGAAAGAGAGGACAACAACATGACAAAATTTAAAATTGATAACAACAAAATTTATAGCACTTCTACACTTTGCGACAGAAACGACACTTTTGAAATTGTGGATAAAATCCCGGTTGGCTTTTTCGTCTGGAATATTGGCGAAAACATGGGAACGCATGAATATATTCCGGTTTGCGAAGATTTACACCCAGAAGACAAAGACAATTACGAGATCAACACGGCAACACTTAAAGCCGTAAAAGTTACACCGGATGAATGGGAAAAACTCAACAAAGCGGCATTTTGGGGAGTTGGAAACCTTAATCAAGCAGAAAAAGCACTGAAGAGTAAACGCCACGGCTACACGCCCGACAGAAAAAGAGCTGCCGCAGAACTCACAATTGAAATCTTCCGCAAAATTTGTCAATAGTCGAAACCGCCGCCCGGCGGTCTGCAGGAACTGCCCCACCTGCACCGATGAGACAGGGCACACAATGAAAGGATGGTTGATTTTATGGCTACAGTTAAATTACAAGGAATTTATGAAAGAAGAAACGCTATCCCGGCGGCAGAACTCAAGCCGGGCATGGTTACAGTTTGGAATTTTGGATACACCGAGACGGTAAAAAGCGTTGAGCCTACCAAGAGCGGAAAAAGCGTCAGATGCGTTATTATTTCCGACGAAAGTGGAAAAGAATACACGCGAACAATGCGAAACGATAGACTTGTAGCAATCGCATAGGCAAGGGCGGCTTTTCCGGGGTTCGATTCCCCGGCTTGCCATTACTCAAAAATGAGCAAATAAAAGGAAAGAGGTATAAGAAATGGAAGAAAGATATATTTTGCACACGGGAAAAGGTGTGCAGATCGTAACAGAATCGCAAGCAATTAACAACGCGCTAGATCAAGAAAAAAGTGGCGTTATTCCGCGTTACTCATTCCGGGATTATAAAACCGGTGAAAACCTCACACCGCCCGGATGGCTCGTGTGGTCAACTTTTGTGGACGGATGCGGCGTTGTGTACCGCAGATCTGACGGAAAAATGATCGTAACAACAGGATTTCAAGGGGATTTTGTTGTAATTTAAGGCGGTACCATTCCGCCTTTTTCGCGTGCTTGGTGCATCCGTTCCGGTTCGATTCCGGGAGCGCGGACTACATGGAAATCGGTTTCCATGCGCAAATTGACAAATAAACACAATATAAGGAGGTGGGAAAGATGGGAAAATATGAGTATATAGGAAAAAGGGAAATCATGCGCCGGGTGTCTAACCTTGGTTATTTGGAAATATCCGGAAAAACGTGCGGCTACTCAAAGTTTGAGGGCGTGGAATGGGTGGAGTCTGCAAAAACCAAAATAACCGTCCAACGTGGCGGAGATTGGATGCAGATCACGCAAAGACCGGAAAACGTAACACACACTTACAGCCGGTACGATGGGAAAAACTATCTTGACAAGTGGTAAAATGCGGTCTATGCTAGACTATAACTATAGCCGGGCAAGCGTCTTCTGGCGTTTGCCTGTGATCTGTGATATTATCAAATATCATCGGTGCATTATCTATATATGGCATAACATATAGTGTATTTGTGTTATTTGCGGAATGTCGCAGATAATTGCACGTTTGTTACACGTTTTTGAGAATCCGTGAAAATGGAATCTTGACCCCAAAAACGCTACCCCCAGGGGGGTACAAAAAAATTACGAAATATTTTTTGGGGCGCGGGAAAAATTTTCTTTCGTAAAAATTAAAGACCGCGCAGCGTAGTCACTTTTGCTCAACTCTTCTATCAGCTTTTCCCTAGTCATTTCCGGATTCGTCCGGTGCACGTACTGTAAGAGTTCTGAAATTTTATCCATTATGCAACCTCCATAAGTTCAATCAATAGTCTGTCTGCTATTTCAAACACTTCTCTTCCGTATGTAGCCAAGAAGTCTGCTACAATTTCCTCTGTATCAATATCCATGTATACGTTATACGAAAGACAGAACGCATGACATAATTCGTGGCATAACACACGGTCAAGGAATTTTCCGCGTAGATCATCCGCAAGATATATCGTTTTCGTGTCCCTGTCGGTCATGCCTACCGTTCTGCTTCCGTCACTTCTCTGTAGCATATCGCTGTAACGCGATACTTTGACCAAATTCCATATTTCATTGTTTATCGTGAACAATTTACCACCTCGCAAACAAAGAGGGCAAAATGCCCTCTCTATTACATTTTCGTGACAAGCGTAGTCAGCTTTGTCTTGGTCAACTGTTTCTCTTCTGGGGACATGCCGGAAAACAGTTCGGTCACATCTTCAGAAAGAGATTTCATGTACTTTTCAAGTTCTTTCATCTTTGCGTCCTTATCTTCCGGTGAATTTCCGTTATGCATTTCCTTTGTCTCCATGTAGCTTCTCCGACTCATACCGGCTCTGCCCTCTCTTGCATCGTGAGTACCGGTACTCATGCCGTTATTTCCGCTCATAGGCTCTGAATAATACATCTTTCCCATACTCATTCTGTCAAGGTCTCTCATTCGCTCTGCGTCCGACATATTTTCCCATTCTCGGTAATCTTCCGGCATCTGATGATAATATGGAGGTTCTACATATCCTCTGCGTGTTCCGCGTCCTTTCGGTGCGAATCTTCCATTTGAGTACCGGTACTCATTGTAATATCTTCTTTCCGGATAATCCCCAAATTCTTCCACCATGCGCATGATTTCTTCATCTTCAGACTTTTTCATGGCTTCAACAATGTTATAGTCTTTGTCAAAGCATACGATGTTCTTTGCAATCTCCGTCCAATCCTTGAGATCATCAAGGTTTTGTCCCTCAAAATTCTCAATTCCAATGCCGTCAACGTGGGCTTTCACGCAATCCATAATCTGTTTCGCAAATTTATGCATAATATCAAGCCTCCCTTACTGCAATCAAATTACTGTTCTGAACCTCGATAGCCTGCGTGGACGTATTCTGCACGGCTACGGTACTGCAACATCCGCATGGCACATCCACGTATGCCTGCGCTGATACATTAAAGAAATTCTCGACTGCCGCAGGGGTTACGATCATCTTTGTTGACTGCAAAGGTTCTCCATCAACCGCGATTGCAAGTGAAATCTCTCCAACTGTACCGCCTGTAGGGATCTGAATGTTGCCGGAATACGATACCAAAAATCTAGCCTTGCACTGATTGGTGATGCCTCTTAACTTGATAATCCCACTTCCCTGTCTGTGTACGATACATTTTGTTCCGTTTACTGCTGTTTCTGTGAATGCAACATCTTCTCCAGCAGCAACGGTTTGTAATGCAATTCCTGTTACTTCCATTATTTTTACCTCTCTTTCATAAAAAATAAGGGCAAACATTATAGTCTGCCCTTTGGTTATAAGTAATACTGCATAGCAGACATGATTGAGTTAAACTCAATTAAGATACTCAATTATTTAGTTTTAGCAGCCACAACCGGTGTTGCATCCACATCCATATGCATAAGCATTTGGGTTAGGTACGACATATGCCGGAATAGCAGGCGGATTTACAGCATTGATAATCTGCTGCGTCTGAGCTGCCATCTGAGTTGTAAGTAATGCACTCTGACGATCCTGTGAAGCTGCTCTGCGAAGGTCGCTATTCTCTGCCTGTAAGCTAGAGATTTTCTCATTGCAGAGATAATCAAGAATAGCGCGTGTTCCTGCATTCTGACTGTCGATAATATCTCTCGTGTTGCTGTTCATGGTGTTCTGCAACGCGCAAGTGTTAGTTGCCATGTTGTAGTTTACGCCTTGGATAGCTTCTCTTGTTTCACAGCAACAGTTTGCAAGCTGTGACTGTAATGCGTTTGTATTCTGCATATTAGCGACTGTATCAGCATTGATGGCCTGCTGAATGCCGAATCCGGTCTGCAAAATGTTTGTGTTGATGCCGTTCATGCCGGTTTGCACTGCATAGAATCCGTCACAAAGTCCGTTTGTAATGCCGTCAAGTTTTGACACAACCGCCTGATTATCAAATCCGCGCTGGATTTCGCTTCCGACACCACCATTCATTCCGTTTCCTCCGAATCCGTTACCGAATCCACCCCATCCGAAGATGGCAAAGATAACGATAATGAACCATAACCATGAGCCTTCTGCGCCCCATCCGTTGTTATTTCCGTTTCCGTCAATGTTCGCGACAAGCGGAACGGATGCACAATTACCTGTGTTAAACATAGAATTTACCTCCATAATTCATTTTTTATATACATAATCTTGCAAGAATTAGTATCACATTCCTAATTGACTTTTAAACGACTCAAAAGCCTTATCTGCATCAATCCCCTTTTCTTTGCACAAATTCCTAGCCATCTGCTCGATGCCCTTGGAATCTCCATTCTGCGCCATTTGCATAGCATTGCGCGCCATAGGGTTTTTCATTACGCTGTTGTTCCCCATCATTTGTTGTAAAAACTGCTGTGGGTTTTTCATTCCCTGTAACATCTGCATAGGATTCATTAAGACTCACTCTCCTTTTGTGTTCGTGAAGATTTTCTTTGCGTTTGCGAAGATAGCTTATCTTCCAACTCTTCCATCTTTCCAAACAAGCAATCCAATTTGTCAGTAATAGCCTTTGTCGCATCGTCAGATAGCCCTATTTCGATTCTTTTATCATCACTCGAAGAATCTGCCATCTGCTCATTAAAAGGCTTGTAAACGGTCTTTCTGATTGTTCCATTGGCATCCCATTGTTTTGCCACGATTGCGCTCATGTCCTGCATCGGGAAAAACGCAACGCTTCCATCCATAGGCACATCATTTGCCATGATTGCTGACTCCGACTGCACTACTTTTCCTTGGATTCCAAGAAACTGCGGTTGCATCTGCGGAATCTGTGGCTCTGGCTGTTGAAACCTCTGCATTGGGTTGTACTGATAAGCGGCATAGCTTGGGTTTGGGTTAAATGCCATATTCTGATTTTGCATCTGATACATTCTCTTCCTCCAATACTTCCTTGATTGCGTGAATCATCGCTGACTGATACACAAGCGGAACCTTTGACACATCTTCTCTTGTTAAGATTTTTTCAAGAATTTCATCTGTAAATAACATTCCGCATCCCTCCTATGCCTATATTTTTGCATAAAAAAATACGGTTCTTCCGCAAAAAATAAGCAGAAAAACCGCAATAAAAAAAGACGCTCAATGCGTCCAAACTTCCATAGTAATCATATTCAATTAACTTTTAGCACTTGTACAAGAAACTCCTTTCTTTAGTAAAATCAAGGCTTCCGAGCCTTTTTTGATTACCTTTTGATTACTTTTTGATTACTCTCTTTCCCCTAATCTATAGAAAACCTTGATTTTATGCGGTTTTCTGAAAGCCAATAAGGGGACTCGAACCCCTGCACAAAGCATCAACTTTTCAGTGTTTATGCGGCTTGTAGCGTTTTTACTTTGATTACTTTTGATTACTTTTTTCAAAATAGTAATCAAACAACTAACTTGTTCGTGCTTTGAAGTCTGGTATACTACTTAAAATATCTGACTTTTTCTCGATAGATCTGCGGTTTCTGTGGTAGTGTTCCTCTGTAGTTCCTAGGCTTGCGTGCCCCATCTGACCAAGGATCAACCGCTCGTCAATATTGTTGTCAAGAAGGATGGTTCCGTATGTCTTTCGGATCTTATGTGGAGACTTTCGATAGATTCCTAACTTATCGCACAATCTCTGTAATCGCATTCTTACACAATTCGCATTCAATCGCTCTCCATTTTCTTTAATAAACACAAATTCTTCAAATGGATTCGTTTTTCTGATCCTATCACACAACCACTCGTAGTCCTTTGGGATGATAATTGTTCTCGCCCCAGCTCTCGTCTTTGGGAAATCCTTTATCGCAACCGTATATTTCGTATCATCCTCTCCGCGATACCTTGTTTCGGTTCGCCGAACCTTGACCGTATTACCGTCAAAATCATCATGTTTTAGACACACAACCTCTCCGATTCTCATTCCGGTCACAAACATTAGAAGTATTGCTATGTTTGATAAATCAAGGTTGCATTCCAAATATTTAATCATAATATCAGTTTCATTCTCGTCAAAAACCTCTTCGTAATCTTCCTTGATCGTTCGTTTGAAATCGGAATCAGATGTATCAAGCTCCTCAAACAATTCTTCAACATTAAAATCAATCAACTTCCGCTTTTTGGCTCGTTTCAGAAACCCTTTGGTTATCCCTTTTAGTCCGGAAAACGCCTTTGCCGTCAAGTTAAACTTCGGAATCTGTTCTTCTAGGAAATCTCCCCATTCATCTTCCGATATTGATTTTATGTGCCTTTTACCCATTTGTTTAAAGTGCCTTTGATAAAAGTTGCGATTCCTTTGGTGCGTTGCATTTCCAATCTTGTTCAGTGCCAACCGCCTGTCGTTCCACTCTTCAAACACTTCATCAATGGCTGGATTTTCTTCTTGAATCTGTAAATAATCGATAACCTCATTTTCAATATCGACTCTATCTTTTTTCTTAAGTAGCTTTCTCCCTTTCTCCTTGCATGGAATATAGGTTCTCCAATACCCATCTTTCCCTTCCCATATATCATATGGGTGTTTCTTTAGTATCTTTTCTCTTTTGTTCATTTCAACTTGTTCTTGCACAAGTGCTATGTCGAGAATACCACTATCAACGGCATATTTCAACAGTTCTTTTTCATCCAATCAAATACCCCCGTTCTTTCTATTTTATCTTTGATATCTCTTACTCTGTACTCTATCGTTCTTAGTGATAGATTTTCTTTTGTGGATATTTGCTTTTGTGAAAAACCACGGCAGAGAAGAGAGAAAATCCTCTCCTCTTCTTCCGTGAAATTGGCATTTTCTTTGATTTGTTCAAGTTCTGGCTTAATGAATTTTGTAAATTTCATAAGCCATTTCTCCTTATTTTATTGGTTGATATTTATATGTTTTCAATATTAAAAACATAAGAATAATTGATAAAATCTATAAAACTATTGTTGACTCCATATTTCCTTATCAAGAATATATTGTCTGATAAATCTATCTGCGTACTGTGGGTGTATCATTGACCTTGCTGTTTTTTATCTATACCCAAGGGGTTTTTATTTGTAATATATTGTATTGGCGGCATACTTTCTACTTGTTCCAACGGTTCAAAAACAAGATTGTTTTTAGGATTTAATCCAATAAACCAATACTGAGTGGGCTTCTTGTAATAATCCCCATTCTGTGTCCTATCCCTGTCAATTACACTTGGCTTCAAGCACCAGAAGTTTGTAAGGTAATGTAATCCACTTGTATTCAATGGATTTTCAATTACAATTTGCAAATGACCTCGCTGACAAATTATCACTAATTTATTCAGCTTTTCATAAAACAAATCAAGTTCCTTATGCCGTTTCATTGCCAATTCACATTTTTGCTCAATAGTGTAATTCCTGTACTGATAAGCCGTGCAAGCTAGATGCCTCAATCCCTGGTCTGAAAAATAAGTGCAAGGGAAAAATGCAAATATCAAATCATCAAGACTTATCTTATCAAACAAACTCGGCTCACCTTGATACCCCCTATCAATCTCTTCGAAAAGGTCAGTAACATAGTCGGTTTCGTTAAATTCATTCTGAATATCATAGTCGTAGGCTTCAATTCCATACTTCTTGAAAGCGTTCTTGAATGTTCCTGACTGTTCAAATAAACAATGTACTTTCATTCTAAATCTACCAAAAGGAAACCTCGATTTTATGTGCGCACAACCTATTCCTTTCTGATAATTTTTAATTCAAACTCAAATAACACATAATTCCGCAATCCGGCATAATCTCTGTATTCATATCTCCCCTGTTCGGGTCTAATTCATCCAGATATACCGGACCGTTTTTGTCTTTCAACATGGAGTGTCCGACTTCTCTTTCCAACTTCGCCCGACTTTCAAAGACTTCCGGAAAATCCTTTCTGATATGGTTCCAATAACCCATGCCACCTTTTATACAGCCAATGCAATTATTGTTGGCATATCCATGCTCATAATTCCAAGGGCGTGGGAAAGTAAAAGTCATTAAAAACAGTCCATGCACTTCCTCTTTCGTTAAATTTCTTTCAATCAACGGAAAAATGTGATTAAACTCCGGATTGCTCTCAACTATTCGATCAGCTCGGTTCTTCTCGTTCAAGTCAAAGCCCCAAACATAAGTAATCTCGTAATCCGTGTGTCTGGATTCCCACTCTTTGCGAATCCGCTTTTTCAGCCAATTAGTACATGGTGCAAATCCGTTAGCCGGATTTTTATAACCACCAAACGCCCTTACACAATCTTCTACATTTCGATATTCCGTTGATCGTAGCACTGTGATTTTCTTTCCGATTGCTTTTTCGCAATCTTTAATAAATCTCATGCTGTCTGGATGTTGGTCTGCAATGTCAATGTATATCCATTCGTCTACATCTCCAGCAAGATATCCTGCCATAAAACTTGATATTCCTGCACTTATCCAACATACCTTTAGTTTCTTTTTTGTCATAACACCACGCTACAAATCCATGTATCGTGGATAGGGAATATAGGCTTCCCATGCTGATGGTCTGAAACTCACATAAGTCAAATATGCTATATGTGCGCTACTTCAAATTCCACCTTATCGAATCATCAACGCTACTATTATTCCCTTTATGCAAAATCTTTGACACCTTTAAGTTGCAACCTCGGTTTACCGAGGATTCGTTACTCCTTTCTTTCTTCTAAAATCTCATCCAAGCAGGAATTCCAACCAACTTTATATGACGGTGTAATACCGTCCGGCTGTGGATATTTTCCGCACACTTTCATTTTCTCCGGCAGTTCCCGAAGAGGACAAAAACTCGCTCTATCCTCCGAACTGTCTGATCCATCATAATAATCATCAGCAAACACGCAATACAATCCACTTGGATCATCATCGGCTAGTTGGCAATCTGCGCAACACTCCGGAATATCCATAACCAAAATTGCTTTAGCCATACCTCACACTCCTTCCGGTTTCTCGCACCGCTCAAACTCGATAACCCACACATAAGGGTTTGCATCCCATCCGTAGCGGTCAAGGTCGGATTTCTTGATGGTTGATTCCCACAGCCAAGCAAATTGCTCCTTTGCAATCCCGTACTCTGGGTCTACTTCTGTTCCATAATTTTTTTCACCGTATCCGATATCATCATAGAAAAGGTTTCCAACACCTTCGCTTTCTGCCCCCTTTGGTGTTATATCCTGTAACCGTTCCACTCTCACATCCGTAACCTTAAGCCAGATACGCGCTGCTTCTTTTGGCATGTGGATGGATGGGTGCCACCTTGCATCTCCATATATTTCATCTGTTGCCCGGTACATATAACAGCCACAGCTTTTATTCAAGGCGCTCTGTTGTGGTTCTCGGTAACAATTTCCATGTTCGTCTCCCTCGCAACAACAACATTCAAAATATTCCCAAGTTTCGCGGACATAAAGAATATCGCCCGGCTGATATGGAGCTTTGTATGCAGTATTTATCAGTTCTATATCTGTCATATCGCAGTATGGTTTGAACATGAGTTTCTTTTCTTTCAAGAATTCTTCAGGTGCTCCATTTTTGCATTTATCCGGCAACATCCCTATGAACTGTTGCGGTTTCACAACTCTTCTGGTGCAACTCTTTCGACTTTCCAGAATTGCCCGAACCATCTCGGAATTGAATAAAATTGGTTTAATTGCCATCTGCACCACCTGCTTTCACAATCTCGATTGCTTTGTCCATTCCGTAAATTCTTCCTCTATCAATATCTGCTTCTGAAATTTTAAGCGTTTCCAGCATAAGGCTTTTTCTATCTTCCAGCTGCTCCACAACCTTGTCTACATCGTAGGCGGTCGGTTGCGCTTCTATCCTGTCTATCAGTGCTTGTCTTTCATGATACATATCCATAAACCCATTTTTTTCTGCATAATCTCTATCTCTTCTTGTTTCTTCTAACAATTTATCAGCATCAATCAATCTTCCCATCGTTCGCCCTCCTGTTCCATGCTTTCACAAATTCGCCCCAGTCATATGTACCAGTGCAAAACTCCAAGCCACATTTGCAATGAATGTTAATAGGGTCGCCGCCACTGTCCGGATCTATGAATGTCGGATGCCAATCATCACTTGGATCATACACATCTTTTTCAATATCTATACTGTGTCCGCAGAACGGGCATGGCTTAAGACTTTCACTCATTCTTCACACCCCTTTTCTTCCAACGCATTGTATAAACGCAAGTATATTTCAAAATCATTCGGGTTCATTTTGTCTGAAAGAAAATCCAAGAAATCCTTATTTCGCAAGCATTCTTCCGGCGTGCCGATTGCGCGGTACTGTTCTACTTCTTCAAGTGCCTGTATTGCTACTCTAGTAGCTTTCGCAACCCTGCATCCCACATATTCACAATTAAACGGGCTGTCTGTGCCTTGTGAGCATTCATAACAACTATCTTTCTTCAATATCTTAATTGCTTCACTCTCTGTCATATTATTCCTCACTTTCCAATAACTCTGGATTGTCAAAGATGTTGCCGATAACTTCATATTCAGTATCATATTCAAGTCTGTGCTTATAATATTTTTCGTTAGGAATTGTACATATAATTTCAAAATCCCTAAATGTTATAAGCGTATTCACCTTGCTATTATTTATTTTTACAACATCATTCTCCCAAATCAGCTTGCCGTTCTTGTCTTTTAAGCCTGTGCATTGGCAGATAGTGGATGGGTCTATCAAATACTCACCGCTATCATTGGCAATATATCGTTCTCCACTCAAAAATCCAACTACCCAAGAGCCATCTAAACGGTTATTATTTGGCAATACGTGTATATGTTTTGCCTTGAACAAGTATCTGTCTTCCATATTCTCTCCTATTCCGCTTCTGATTGAAGCCACTTCAACGTTAATTCCAACTCTCTTTCTTTCATATTGCATCTGAAAGCACACCCATCTGAAAAGCTATCGCAATAATCAGCACAATTAAAGTTCGAACCGCCTGCAATACGTTCCGCCATTTCTTCATCCGACATATTCCTTATCCTGTCGGCATTGGTCGCTTTCACATCAACAAGCTCAAAACACTCATCACGCCATTTCAATACATTATCAATATTGAATGAACTGTAACCTACATGGTAATAATCTTCGCCGACTTTTTTGTACTTGATTTCGTAATATGGCTTGTTGTCTATCGTCCTTACGATAATTTCCAGAGATGTAACTTTGTTTTTTGTATCATCATTTTCTGAAACTTTGCTATCGCATCCACAACAATGCTCATTATCTCTTGAATTGCTGTTGTGCTGGAAGTCGCAAGTGTGTGCTTTTTCTTTTGTGGCTAAGTCAAGGTAATATTTCAAATCTTTTATCAAACTGATAGTTCCGTAGAGTTGTTTTTCTTCAAGCATTTCAACAACTTCCGATATTCTTCTATCAAAGTCTCGCTCGCTTACGCTTTTAAGAAATTTATCCATTCTCTCCACCTCTCATTTCTTTCAGCTTGGCTTCGGCTTCCTCTTTTGATAAAAACCAGGTTTCCTTGTACATTTTTTCTGACAGGATTCGGTCTGTTGCATATTCTCGATCCTTATCACACTCCATGTACCATCCTTTTTCTGTAAAAGTAATCAAGGCTACTTTCTGATGATAAACTTTGTTGTTCTCCGGGTGCAGACTTAAAATATTTAATTCATAATTGATTTTGCTAGGAATTATATATACATCTGAGCCAATTCCACACGGCAACCGCAGAAGTAATCCCTGCTCCTCTGCATCCTCGTAATCCGCTAACTTCTCCATTGCGCAATAACCTTCTTCGCAGTTGGAATAATATGAATTAGGCTTTTCGCCATAGCACGAATACAAGGTTTTTAAGGATTTTTTCTCGTAATTCTCTTTTACTAAGATTCCATCCGCTGTTTGCTCTGTTAATCTCTCCATGCCTATCCCTCACTTTCTGCCAGCTTTGCCATTTTCCAATCGCTTATATCGCCACTTCCGCGCGCACTCCAAGATGTTGCTCCGTATCCCCATGCGTACACTATTCCGTTCTCGTATTTTGCAAAATATCTTTTTTCCCACGAATTTTTTTCGCTATTTCTTACCAAAATCGGCGTATCGACCGGAACTTTAGTCCAATCAACAGGTGGCTCAACATATTCTGAATTAAGCCATTCGCGGAAATTATACGTACTTCCTTTGCACGAATCTGATTCATAAAAATCACACTCTTCACATTTAATTTCTTCGCAAATTGCAGGCTTTCCATTTTTTAATCCAAACACTGCTGTGTTTGTCGCAAGTTCTATAATCTCATTTCCGTATTTTTCTTTATTCGTCATATTAAACCTCCAAATCACATATAAACTTAATCTCATCTGCCAAACTCTGCGCTATCATCGGCACCGTCAACTGAAACTGCTTGTAATTATCCAGTGTGTCAATGTAGTCGATGAATTTTTCCAAGAAATATTGCAACTGTTTCGCTGTTATCTTAAACTCCTTTTTCAGAATCGTAAGTGTCAGCGCAAAATAGTTAAACAAAGATGCGCTGGAAAGCCTGTATGCTTCACGCTCGATGCAGAAACCTTTCTTTGCATACAGGTTCATTAACTGTCTCTGTGGAATTTTCCCGACTTCCTCTTTGATGTCGATTTCGTATTTACTTTTCAGATAAACAGACAAGTCCTTTCCGGTATTTCCACCGGATGCTGCTTCATCTAAGTAGGATTTCAAAAAATCCTGCAACCGGATGATTCTTGCCTGCCCGAAACCAAACTTATCATGCAAAATTATGTACCCAATCACGGCAAAATCTTTGTATGATTTTGCTATAACCTTATCAGCATTTCTCTTTTCAAAATCATTTCGCCCAATAATCCGCATTTCCTGTTTTGTGTAAAATGCAGGTTTTTTCTTCCGTCTCAACGCATTGCTCATTTCTTTGATTTCTCCTTTCTGTATGTGATTTCCAACCATGCAAAATGGCTCAACACAAGCTGTCTTGCACGTTCTTCAATCTCCATTCCTTTGTATTTGTTTATCAATGATTCTCCGGCTTTTACAACTTCATCCCACCAAGAATCAGTTCTGTCCGGTGAATAGTATTTCTGAATGAATTGCCAATAATCCATAAATACTTGCCATTCTTCCGAACCCTTTTCGATCTTTGCACTTGCCATAGCCGCTACCTCTAAAACGGACAATCGCCATTGTATGGCTTGAATCCGTCCCCACGTTCTTTCTTTTTAATTTCCGCAACAACATCATTGAATGGTTTTTCGATTTCAACAAACTTCATGTGATCTCCATCAAACTCCATTGCTTCACGCATTGTCATTCCCTGCCTGTTCTTCTCGATTTTTACGCCCTTGGCTCCCTTGTCATTGTCTGATAGATTCCACAGCATAATTATGTTTGACGCATCCTGTTCGATTGCTCCGGATTCCCTCAACTCTGCCATGGTAGGCTCTTTTGTGTCTCTGCTTTCGGAAGCCCTTGTTATCTGCGAAAGTGCTATTACATGTGTATTTAAGTCTCTTGCAACCGATTTTAAACCTCTTGAAATTGATGCTACTTCTTCATTTCTTCCGGAATATCTGTTATCCGGCATAAGCAATTGCAGATAGTCAACAACGATAACGTCAAAGTTTTGGTGTCTGCATTCTGACTTTATTTCTCTCGGAGATACGGTTCCGGATGCAATCCATAATTGATAATCACTCATTTCTTCATTTGCTTGGTTAAATTTTTCCTGTTCATCACCAAGAAACGCTTTTGCCCTTCTGATTCTCGTTAAGCCGATTTCCGCAAGTCTTGAAATAAATCGTTCATACACCTGTTTATCGCTCATTTCCAAATTGAAATATGCGACTTTAAGTCCCTTTTTTGCCATATTCCCAATAATCTGCGTTGTGAGTGCGGATTTTCCGACTGCCGGTCTTGCAGCAATTACTGTTACATCGCCTCGTTCAAGATCGCCAAGTGCATCATCAAGTTGCGATAACCCGATTTTTATACCGCCCTCTCCAACACTTTCGTTGAAATATTTGTCTTTATTCTCAACTGAAATCTGCTTAATTGGTTTTAACTTTACTTCCTTTCCCTCTTGCAAATGTTCAAGTCTTGTAAGAAGATCGCTGATTGTATCATCAATGTCGCATGGTTTTAAACTGGATTTCTGATACATGTCACGAACCGTTCTTGCTTTGTATTCTTTCGCAACCGCATCGGCATAACTTTTAACCATGGTTGAAGTGATTGTTCCGGTAATACAGTATTTCATCAATTCGCTAATCTGTTCCTGTGCGTATTTGTGGCTTTCAAGTGCCATTGACAAGGACATAGGATCTATACTTTCATTCCGGTCATACATAGCAAGCATTTCTTTGTATGTATCCTGTGCAAATTCCGAACTAAACATTTCCGGTTTCAGTGTTCGCCAGATGTTATTTAGCACATCATTGTCAATCAATACGCACCCGATCACTCCGAACTCTGCTTCTGTCAACTGCAATCACCTCGTTTCTCTGCAATCTGCAACCAATAGTCGCAATCATTTTTCAGCCAATCAACATATTTTGGAATGTACCGAAAATCCGTATCGTCCGGGTTCTTTTCTTGATAGTCACTCAAATATGCTTCTGTGGCTTTGTATAACAGCCGTGCAATGTCTGGTTGGTTCTCTTCGATAACTTCTAGCACTTTATCCATCCAAGCTGTTTTAGAGGCAGTGTACGCTGTTTTCTTGGGGTATATACTAAAAGTCTTTTTCCATGCATCGTCAAAATCAAAAAAATCTCCGGAATCGGTCGACAGCGAATTTTCTTTTATATTTTCTTTCTCTTTATCTTCTTCTTTTTCTTCTTCTTTATCTGAAACAGCGACGTCAGACGATTTATCGGGCGATTTTTGTTCAATTAGATTTTTCTGTTTCTTTCTGCGGTTCTGCTGATATAGCCTGTCACGTTCCTTTTTCTTCTCATAAGCATCAAGTGTCTGGTGCTTATTCCAATTCGGAATCGTTATCACGCTGTCAACAACTTCAATCATTCCAAACTCTTCAAAGGTCTTAAGCGCAAGCCTTACCGTGTTTAAATCTCTGCGAAAAATGGTGGCAAGCATTTCATCCGTGAACGGTAATTTGTTGCTCATCATAAACACACCGTTGTTATTCTGTTTTCCAGCAAGAATGAGAAGTTTGAACCAAATCGTAATGATGCTATCCGCACTCGGCATACTCTCAATCAGCAGAATCTTTTCATCATCAAAGACATCTGTTGTGATCTTAATCCACTTGACTTCTGCCATTTAATCACTCTCCTCATATGTACTTTCAGAAATCAAAGTCATAAACTTCTCATACTGTTTTTCAGAAACTTTGTTACCCTGTTTCTCCGGCTTTAAACGGATTTCAAGGTGCTTTTCAGCGATATGCGATAATTCCTTGGCAAGAGTCTTTTTGCCCTGTTGTATGCCCTGCATATAGCCTTTAGGCGCTTTTCTTTCTCCTATTGAGCCACTAGCACGATTTTCTCCTTGCCCGCCTAAACTGACATTTCTAAGCTGATAACCTTTATCTGCATACAGTTTGATGTAATACTTTTCTTTATCGTCAAGCTGGTTCTCCGGAAAATTCAGAAATTCAACTCGCCAACCATAAGGGTTATCGCTCTCGTTGTACAACTTATGCTTGCGTAAACTAAGGTCTATGTGCTGGTCAAAGCCTGCAAGGTGGCTACACAGTCTGTTGATTATACGCAGCGCTTGCCCGATATACGCATACTTAAATCCATTTTCATCTTCTCGGAGTAAGAAATATATTCCACTTTTGTCATTAAGCTTTGGATTCAACGCAAGCCACTTCTGCTTGTTCTTGGCTTCGATGGCTTTTGCCTGTCTGAATTTCTTATAATCCAACTCATTCACTTCCTCTCCAATGGCTTCATGCTCATTTGAGCCACAAACTTTCCGTAGCTCATTCCGGAGGCGCGTGCCATATGATTCACAGCCTTGATTGCATCATCCTTTTTCTTTGGCTTTCTCAATCGTTCTTTAACTTCATTGCCGATGCAGTCTTGGCAATCAACTTTTCGTTCATCTATCGTCATAAACAGTCTGCCGCATTTCGGGCATATTCTTGTATACACAATTCTTCCAGCCTTTTTAAAATTTCTAAACTGCGCAGATCTTCTTGCGCATTCTGGTCTACAGTATTTTTGATCTGGTCGCTTCGGCTCAAATTCAGCCATACAGTATTCACATAATTTCAATTTTTACCTCCAATCTTTTGTAAGGGCGGCACGGTAAACGCACCGCCAAAACATGGCTTTCAATAAGGTTTGTGGTAACTATTCGCCAAACAAGATAGTTTCTTTTAGGCTTTCGCCAAGGTGTTGCAACCTAATTATTCTTTTTCAAGTTCCGCTTTGATGGTCTCAAGTTTTTTCTCTTCATATTCAAGACGTACTCGGCACTCTCAACAATAGTGCCCTGCCTGCTAATAAGCATTTCAACAGCTTTTTTCTTGTTTTTCTCCGTCAGAATGACCCTATCCCGGCTGTAACCGCTTAACACACCAATTTCGTCCTTGCGGATTCTCTGTCCTTTATATTCAAATTCAGATTCTTCAGTAATGATATACGTTTTTGGCTTTTCTTCTACGTCTACTTCTCTACAAGAAAATTCATCGCCCCAAAATCTGTAAATGTATAATTTCATCTTTTCTCCTTTCAGAACGGACAAAGGTTCATATCAACCTCTAGTCCTTTTTCTGCAACATAAACATTTGCTCCATATTTAATTGTTTTTTTCGTTCGTTGTAGGAATAACGCGGGATCTCCGCTTGTGTCCGATAAGTGTATTAAAACGACATTTCGTAAAGCTGGGTTGTCGTTCTTCTGAATAAATTTAAGTGCCGTATAAAGGCTCATATGACCTCGCAAACGGTGTTCATAGTTCGGTTCATTCCGGTCTACCAAGTCCATGCTATAATTGGCTTCAACCATGATATGCTCAACCTTCATGTTGGAAAAGTCATATCTGCAATATTCCAAGTCGGTTAGGAATAGCAGCTTACCCATTTCCTCATGCTCGATTAAATAGCCATAACACTCGATTTCCGTATCATGCGGTACATTGAATGGTGTTACCGTAAAACTGCCGATTTGCCGCACTCTGCGTGGTGGAATGGCTATTGTACGCTCTCTGGCTATGGTTTCAAGTGCGGTCTGCGTTTCAAAAGCCGTGTAAACCGGAATGCCGGATTTCATAAAATCTTTTATGTATCTTGCATGGTCGCTCAACCATGCTCATGTGAGACGATACATCCTGCAACATCAGAAATGCGCCAATCAATCATTTTCTTAAAGTCAAGAAATCTGCATCCTGCTTCGATTGCAAGAATCTCGCCACCGCTGCTGATTAAAGCGTAACTGTTGCCTGCCGATGACGAACCGCAACAACGCATAAGCATTTAAACCACCTCACTTTCTTTTAGTTTCCAAATATACCCACCGGCTTGTTTTCTTATCTTCCCCGGTTTGTATTCTTCTCCGTTTGCCACCTGCAAGATATTTCTTTGACAAATTCCTGTAAGTTCGCTTGCAATTTGTCCATTTGCATATTCAGCGATAAAATGTCCATCTGAATCATACTGTAAAATATGTTTAGGTCTTTCAAACTTATTGTAATTCATCATTCCTGTACTGATTTGTGGATGTTGTCTATGCGTTTCTATTCGGTGTTTCTTTGGATGTATAATTTCAAGGTTGGTAACAACATTATTTTGCTTGTTGTCGTCAATGTGATGAACATGGTATCCTTTAGGAATTTCTCCAATAAAAGACTCTGCCACCAACACATGAATTCTAGTACAACGTCGTTTTTTCTGAATTGAATCATAAAGGATAACACTCAGGTATCCTCCCTTTTCGTTATTTTCAGAAAGAATATAACCGTCAGAATATTATTTTTTGAAACTCTTCAATCTTCCAAGGTTTGATACTTGATATACGCCCTCAAAACCCTTTACCCATTTCCATTCTTCAACCAATAGACCGCCTCACTTTCCGAAAAATTCTTCTCTTACGTTAATAATGTCTCGTGTCTGCCCTAACAACTTCCGGTTGTGCTTTGCCCTCTGCTCATTGTCGCAAATAAACTGCTTGCATATTTCCGGTCGAACCGGATAAATTCGGCACTTTTCGCAACTTTTTCCTGTATCAAGAAACGGACAAGTCATGTCATAGGCTACCGTTGCCGGCGCGATATGCCGACACTCTTTGATATGCTTCTTACGTATATACCGTCGAATAACATCAATTTCCTTTTGGCTCATAGGAAGCAAGTTACTGCAACAATTCCCGCATTGGCTGCACTTCCCATCTTTACAAAAGTTGTAGATATTATCAGCCATATCACGTTGAACTGCATCTAAAAACGATAAAATCTCCATACCCTACTCCAATTCTTCCTCTGCCGGAAATTGAAATACTCCGCTCAAACCCATA